ATGTATCTCTTGATACTAAGTTGCCTAAACCTAGCTGGCCCTTGTCATTTAGGCCTGTTACTTTATAATTATATTTAAGGATAGTCGGCGTTGGCGTTGGCGTTGGAGTTGGAGTTGGGGTTGGGGTTGGGGTAGGTGTTGTAGGAGCAGCTACGCAAGCTAATCTTACACCATCTGGGAAAGCGCCCGAGAAGTTATATTGTACATGATAAAAGAAACCGTCAGAAAATATCGTGTTACCTATATTGGTCACTTTGTCGCTAGGCGCAAATGTATCCCAAATTACACCATTAGTCGATCGTTCGACATTTCCGCCTTGAGTAACACAAATGAAATAACCATTGCCAAACGCTAAGGAGTATACAGCGCTAGAAGAAGGGCGTATTCTTCTTGACCATGTCTGGCCAAAATCTGTCGATACTGCGCATACACCAGAATCACCTGTTACTGCTATTATTGCTGAATTATTTGAACAGGCGATGGTGCGATAAAAGCCATCTAAAGGCATCGAGGTAGGAATGAACGTTGGGAAAGGATCAATAGCCGACCTTGTTGATACAATACTTTCACCATTGTAGCCAACTGCAATATAAAGACCATTCTGATATACTAAGTCTTGCCAATTAGCTAGTGTAGGCAAGGTTAATAGGATCCACCCAAAGGTCCCATGCTTACGGTATGCTATTTTATTACTGATGTTTTGTCTAGGATTGATACCATCATCATAGGCATTAGATATCGCATAATATGTTTTATTAATATCATTATAGACGATCTTTTTCCAATTATAGCCCGATGGCAAAGGGTTATCATCTGTCCAATTAGCTTGCGTTCCGGTGTTGCTGGCAGTAACTCCATTTTCAGCGATGGCTATAAAGCCCAACGTCTCGCCTACGTAGACCACAGAAGTCCAAGCATTGGAGCTCGGAAGCACGGTGGTCGTCCACGAAATACCACCATCCGTAGAATACGCCGCAGAATTCGAAGTAAGCGTAGTATTGTCGACTTTACCGGCGATAGCTACTAAAATATTATTGCCAAAAGTTATGGCTGTCCATCCCCTTCTGAGTTTCAGATCCATCGGGATACTGGTGGCAGCGCAACCAACTGGCGTTGGTGTTGTTGGGATTGGCGTTGTTGGGATTGGCGTTGTTGGCGATGATGTGCAAGAGCTACTGGCCAGCACCCATGTTAAAATTCCACCTTTTAATTGTGCTGAATAAGTACAAAAACCAAAGCAACCCTCAGGGCAACTGTAAGGTTGTATCGCACCCACTGGAATACTAGGATTATTAACCGGCCCGAGATCTTCATAACATGTGCATGCCATAATTTATAACTCTATATGTTTAAAGTTTACTGGTTATTTTCAATGATGGCTTTTCTGGAATAGACGCCACGATTTTGGTGCTTGTCTTTTCTATCAATTTATTATCCATTAGGGTGTTGGTGTTGGTGTAGGCGTTGGAGTCGCTGCAAAACCGGCCTGATAATAAATCTTTCCGTCAATTGTAATCGTAGGCTGATTGGCCCTTGGGTCGGTAAGACTTATAGTGTAAGTTCTAGGCACAGCCGCTGTTGTGTTATGAGTACTACTGTAAGCTTCGATTCTTAATTCTTGCGCTACTCTATCAATTCTACAGGCGAATCCGCTTCCTCCATTTCCCGCAAAAACTATGCCTATTATTTTTTCTACACCATCAATTTCTGCTATCAACGCAGATCCAGAGTCACCACCTGCTGACGGCCACAGCGATCCGTCTACATGTTGGTAGGCTATAACGTCGCCATAATTAAGTATCGTGCCAGCTTGAGATACCGACATCGCAACACCAAGACCTGTTATTTTTAACTCGCAATTAGCAGACCTCTTAGAAAAGCCTTTAGGCCCAGTCGTTCTTCCTGTGCTGCTGATGCGTCTTCCCCCAGCTATCAACCCGTCTATTTCGCTGGTAGTAGCAAAAGGCGGGATAGGCTTGTTGGTGTAATAGTCGTCGTCTGCGCTGTGCCAAGTGTTATAAGACGACTCCACATCGATATACGAATCAACAGGCATATAAATTGCTGCATCTACATAATTTATACCTGTTTTGACTATTGGAATATACCTTTTTAATCTCCCCACATTGTCGAAATTTGGATAAACATTGTGAGCGACTACTCCTGGAGGATATTTATTACCGTCCCCCGCCCATGTCATATCATGGTAGATATTGTAAGGGTCTATCGCCTCCAAAGCGGTATCTCTAGCTGTTGCTATGATATTTCTATATATGACAACATGGCTATTTGTGAGGCCAACGACCCTAGAATCGATACTATCAAGACAAATCAAACCCAAGGTTCCTGCGGTAAAAGAAAAACGGCTTGTGCCAGCAACAGCTTGCCAAGCTGTGGGGTATTGCGTTATCTGTTGGCCACCCTTCATTGGTGTTAAAAGTGGTCCTTGGAATCCTTGCAATCGCGTGATATTAGTGTCTGTAGAAGTAAAACCTTGATAAGGAGGATTATACTTGTTTATGTAGCAAGATAAATTCATAGCAAGGCTGGCTTCGACAACATCGGTAATCATATCAACACCGTCTATTGTTATCGTAGATGGTAATACATCAGACGGTTTAAGATCACTTATATTTTGTTTCTTTAAGACATTAAAAACTATACCTATTCGACCAGTATTAACACCATCTCTATACTTATAACCAAGACTTACTCCATGAACATCGTCTGGCGTAATATTATAAAGCTCTTCAATTTTAGCTTTCATACCTTCTGTTAATATCATGATTATACCTCTTTAGTCCCACGCTGTGTATAGTACATCTAAGCTAGGTGTAGGTGTAGGTGTAGGTGTAGGTGTAGGTGTAGGTGTAGGTGTAGGTGTAGGTGTAGGTGTAGGTGTAGGTGTAGGTGTAGGTGTAGGTGTAGGTGTTCCAATACTTGCTGCTGCTAAACCTTGGCGCGCTGTCCCTACGCCAGCGACATCTCCTGAGACAACGCCGGTATTAGATACAAGATTTATCATTGACACAGCACCATTAAATCCATACCCAAAGATAGCCCTGCCGCCACCATAACCAGCAGCTGCTAAATCCCATCTTGCCGTTCCTACGCCTGTTGTGTCAGTCGCCATAACTCCAGTATTCGATACTAAATTGCTCATAGAGACATAAACAGTACCATTAAATCCATATCCAAAGATCGCCTTGTCCGTTCCATAGACTGCTGCTGCCAAACCATATCTGGCCGTTCCTACACCAGCAGTATCGGTGGCTACAACACCAGTAGATGAAACAAGATTACTAAATGAAACATATGCAGCGCCATCATTGCCATATCCGAAGATAGCCTTATCGGTTCCATAACTAGCTGCTGCGAGAGCATATCTTGGCGTACCTACTCCTGTTGTGTCTGACGAGACTACACCTGTGTTCGTAACTAAATTTATAAGTGAGTAATGCCCAGAACTACCACCACCAAACCCAAATATAGCTTTATCCGTTCCATAACTTGCTGCGGCCAGTTGTTCTCTAGCAGTTCCAACACCTGTAGTATCAGATGCGACTACGCCAGTATTTGAAACAAGATTCGTCATTGTGGCATATGCCATGGCAGCACCATTAGCATTTGTATTACCATAGCCAAATATGGCTTTATCACCGCCATAGCTTGCTGCTGCTAGCCTATATCTATTCGTTCCAACACCTACTGTGTCAGTCGATACTACGCCGGTGTCTGAGACTAAATTAGTTATGTTGGTAGCAGACCCAGAAATCCCGACTCCACCTACTACGCCAAAACCAAAAATAGCACGACTAGTACTTGCCGGCGTTGGAGTAGGTGTTGGTGTTGGAGCGGGGGCAGGGGCAGTATAGGAAGCAGAGATAATAAGATTATCGCCGGTGGTTGGTACTATGGTAATATCTTTCCAAACGCCATTGGGCTGCAATATTGCTGGCATACTTCCATTTGGGATAATTAGATTATTTCCATCGAACACAAAATTACCTGTGGCCATGGTTGATGTTTCATAACTCCACACTAATCCGTCGATGCTAGAATAAATAGAGGGTGGCGATGTAGAATAGGTATAAACATAATATTTCTCGAATACAGGATCATATCCAGCAAAGCTCCAACCGCCGCCACCGACTGTTGGCGTATTACCGTAAATAAAATCATTGAAATCAGTAGTAACTGCGCATCTGTTACCTGTTTTTATAGTGCCAGAAGATATTCCATTTTGGACGAATACAAATTTCCCTTTTCCGTAGGCTGCACCAAACCAGCCGTACTTGTTATTTATATCGCCGAGTATTCTTTTCCATATCCAATTAGCGCCATTATCTAAAGAATATAGAACTCCACCATATTGATCGCTGCACGCGATTATATTCGTGTTGTTTCCAACGATACTGCTTAAGCCTACGTTGTGTGCAGGCCTGTCGGTATTTATAGTCTGATAGTCCCAATTTATACCGTCGGTTGATTTTATACATGAGCTTCCGTCATCGTTCATGACGATGAAAATGCCATTCGTAAAAGCAGCAGGCCCTATAGCGAACGATTTACTCGGCGGCTGCCAAGAAGATATAAAATCAGCTGGTATAGAACCTTGTAACCAATTAACACCGTCTTGTGACGATAAAGATATGAGCTTATCAACTATATCTATCAGTACAAATCTACCATTACCATAAAGAATGCTATGCCAGTTTCCTTCAATAGGTAATTGGAAAGGTAGCCATGTGTTTATGTTATCAGCTATCCAAGCTTGCTTAGTAGGACTATTTTGATAGCCAGCCTTATAAATTGTCGCAATGTATTTAAGAGTGCCAGCCGGTGTCGGTGTCGGCGTTGGTGTCGGGGCTGGTGTTGGGGTCGGTGTTGGTACTGGCGCTGGAGGAGCGTTACGCCCTGGGTAGATTATTGCCTCTTGTTTCCATACCATTTATATTCACTCCAACCTGATAAATGCATCAACTATTTATCTTTGTCGGTTAAGATCTAATAAATTAATATTTAATAAAATTACTGGATCAGTTGCTGTTTGGAGCGATCTTCTAAGGCAGCAGGTTTAAGCTCTATAGATAGCGGGCTGTCGTTACCACGAAGCATAATTGCTTCCTTAGGTATTAGACCAGCGTTCTGAAGTGCTAATAGTGTCATAGGGTTAGACATGGCATTTCGAATCTTTGCGGCACTTGGTCGGCCGTGTGCGATTATTTCTGCCTGAATGTCCTTACCAATCATTACCGTAAACTCGTTCGCAGCATTTGCCTCAAACATTTGTTCGTCGGTATATCCTTCTATCCTTGTCGGCTCTGCTATTTCATAAGCTTCAGCCAATAATTTTTTAAGGATTTCTATTTCATCTAGATTTAATTTAAAAGCTTCAGTCTGTGTTTGAAAAAAGCTTTCAGTCTCCATAATCTCTGCTTCGAGATTAAGAATAACGTGCGGTAAAGCTTTTATCTTTTTTAGATGCTTTAGTTCTAGCAGTTTAGCTTGATATTTCTTTTCGCTGATTTCTTCTAGAGCAGCAGCTCTTATTCGGCCCTCTAGAAAACCCTTCAGGGTTTTAATTTTTTCCCAAACTGTTTCGCCTTGGACTTGGTACCGATAATTAAATTCCGAATTCAACTTGCTTGCCATATGAGTTTCTCCTTATAATCTATTTACTCTTTAGATTATAACTTAGCACCAGACGCCTGTTGTTTAAACGTTCCTACTTGGGCTACCTCGCTGCTTGGTATTCCATTATTATTGAAGATCACCGTAGATGATGACGTGTTACTAGAATTCCAGCCGAAGGAAAAGATCGCTTGCTCTGCTCCAGATTGTCCAAAAGAGGCTGCTGAACCGGCATATTGTCTGAATGTTGCGAATGAACTATCGTTTAAAACTATGCCATTGTTATCAACAAGATTATAGGTGCCTAATGAACCAGAATTTGCATCACTAGAGCCGCCCCCGAACACTGCCTTGTCTCCTCCATAACCGGCGGCGGCGAGGAAAAGGCGAGCTGTTCCAACACCATTAGTATCGGTTGCGACAACACCAGTATTCGACACTAAATTTGTGTTAGAGAAAGTTATCGCAGGAAAACGATAGTAACCGAATCCAAATATAGCTTTATCTGTACCATAAGAAGTCGCGGCTAGGCCATATCTCGCAGATCCAACTCCTGTGGTGTCAGCAGATATTATGCCATTGTCAGTTACATAGTTCGTTATGTTTACTGGGATGTATGACTGACCCCATGTCCCAGAATCGCCGAAGCCAAATAGTGCTTTTCCGGCTCCATATCCTACGGCTGCTAAGTTATATCTCGGTGTGCCGACTCCAGCTACGTCATAAGCCACGATGCCGCCATTAGATATAATGTTCGATAAAGATATAACTTGGTAGTTAAGATTAATGCCATATGCAAAAATAGCTTTGCCTGTCCCGCTAGTTCCGAATGATGCTCCCGCCCCTCCTGTTCTAGTCGTAGCAATAACCAACAAATCTTCTGAGATAATACCGAGATCTGAAACTGTGTTTATAAAAGTTCTATTATTATTTCCAAAAGCGAATACCGCACCGACTGAAGTAGTGGGTGTTGGTGTGGGTGTGGGTGTGGGTGTGGGTGTGGGTGTGGGTGTGGGTGTGGGTGTGGGTGTGGGTGTGGGTGTTGGTGTTGGTGTCGGTGTATCGTTGCTTATAACAATAATAGAATGGTCTTTTATGGCTATATAGTTTGCTGGTCCTGGCAGGTTATGGATCAGGGCTGCGTCAGGAACCTTTAAGTTATGTCCTAAACCTAATTCACCAAAAGTATTTCCTCCCCAACCATAAACTTGGCCAGTGCTGTCTAGAGCAAGGGCGCTCTTGGTTCCTGCAGCGATTTGGGTTATGATCTTAGAAGATGAGGGTGTAGTATTTATTGCTGTCAACACTATTTTATCGTTTGAGTCGAATGGGCCTTGGCCTAGCTGAAAACTGTCATTAGCACCAGCGCCCCATGGCGTGTTGTCAAGTCTTAAAACGATAGAAAAAGCATCACCAACCGCTGCTGATAACCAATTATTAGCATCTATTAAAACAGGTGTGGTTCGTAATGATGTATCACCTAGCCCCAATTGTCCTCGTGTATTAGAACCCCATCCCCATAAGTGACCATCGTCGTCTATCAGAAGCATATGATTAGTGCCGCTGCCTGTAGCAAGACTTTTAAATTTAACCTTGCCACCTATATAGTCAGTCACAACTAACTCTGTGATGGAAACAATGGGATTAAAATTATTGCTTGCCTGTCTTCCCCAAATATATAAATTGCCTACTGTACTGAGGCCATAAGAACCCCAGTTTGAAGTAGCAACGTCCATCCATTGTATACTATCATTAATTTTAGTAAATTCTGTATAGCCAGCGCCGGTGGTGCCAATCCCCAGCTGCCCGTATTCGTTATTCCCTGACGCCCACAATGTCTGGTCGCTCTTGATCAATAAAGTATGGCCGCTATCAGATATAGACGCTTTAGCCCACGGTCCATACTTGCTTGAGAAGGCCCAATATTCAAATGTTGGTTTAAGACTGCTTGATGTACCTAGCTGGCCGTAAAAATTGCCGCCGGCTAATAATAAACTGTTGCTTGTAGTCATTATAATCTCGCTTAAATCTTGTTAGAACTAATTCTATAAATTTCATTACGGTGGACAAAGCGTGCTGTAAGCAGCGATAGTACTATCACTTTGGGGAACATAAATCATCATACCATCGCTGGTACTTCCTATATAATATGGCGAAGCATTTCCAACGCCGACAATTGTAGCGCCACCAATGAGTATGCCTGTTGTTGGGTCTTTGTCGGCAATTACCATCACCGGCCCAGCGCCAAAGTATATGGCTCGTCCGTCTGGTGATTCTACCATGGTGGAATTACCGGTGCCACTGTTTGGGTTAGGGATATAAAATGTAGTTCCAGATGGGGTTAGTCCGCCGGTTGATAAATTAACACTGTAAGTATCGATGGCCATATTATCGAAGGTGCTGCTATTGTATCTGCTTGACACATAAAGGAATAGCCCATCAGATGAAATAAGTATTGATTGAGCCTGACCACTTGCATTGCCACCTAATGAGTATTGGTTCATTTTAGTTAGGCCGCCAGTAAACGCATTCCTAAAAAAGACGGCGATAAATCCTAGGTTAGTACTATTCTCGAAACATAAAGCATATAAATATTTATCGTCCGGGGACATTAGTATCTTATAAACAAACCCAGCTATAGAGATGTTAGAGTTACAGTTTACTATCCCTAAGATCTGCAACGCTCCGTTTGTAGTATTTCTACTTAGTATAGATATTCTGGTATCACCAGTTCTTTGATTAGTAACATAGATATGTTTATTGTCTGAAGTTCCAACCATATTCCAAGGGCTATCTATAGCTAATATCGTTAAAGCGTTTAATGTACCGTTAGTAATGTTTTTGCTAAATGTCGTTATTGAACCACTGTCGCCATTAGCAGTATAAAGGAATCGGCCGTCTTGCGATTCATACGCCATAATCGGATTTAAACCGTTGCAATCGGTAAATCCTATAAATTCAAGTGTTCTATATGTGGTGATGGCATATTGCCTTACACCATTCGGTTGGCCAACACCTGTGCCTCTAACTGTAACATAAGCATAATTCTGATCATGCGAAACGAGAATATGAACCGGCAAGCTAGGAGCGGCGATCGATTCGACGTATGTTAAACAATGTGTTGTGGTCGGTGTAGGAGTCGGTGTTGGCGTTGGCGTTGGCGTTGGGGTAGGTGTTGGCGTTGGACTAGGTGTTGCGGCTGCCAAAAGACTTGCGGCAGCCAGATTTACACGGGCCGTTCCGACACCAGCAGTATCTGTAGCTACCACACCAACATTCGAAACCAGATTGCTTAGTGAGACATATGAACCACTACCGCTATAACCATAACCAAAGATCGCATTACCTGATCCATAGCCGGCCGCTGCTAGGTTACTACGTTCTGTGCCGACACCAGCAGTATCGGTTGCTACTACGCCATTTTCGTTTATTAAATTGGTGATCGATAAATATGCCTGTGTGTTACCAAAGCCGAATATCGCTTTACCGCTGCCATAAGATGAAGCCGCTAGCCCTGACCTAGCAGTACCGACGCCGGCACTGTCGACAATAATATCACCGAGATTGCTTACCAAATTCGTGACAGCTACAACCCCGCCAGTTGTTAGCCCATAACTAAATATGCCTTTATCTGCACCATAACCGGCAGCTGCCAAAAGCGATCTAGATGTTCCTACAGCGAAGCTATCTGTCTCAATAACACCGAGCGATGATACTTTGTTAGAAATTGAAACCGCCACCGCTGATTCATTAACACCAAAGGCAAATACTGCTTGACCTTGACCATAAGGGGCGGCGGCCAGATTCTTTCTGCGTGTGCCCACTAGGTCTTGTGCGGTTTCCAAATCGCCGGTATTTGTGACAGTATTAAATGTAACCATAGGTAACCATTGGTCAGTTACACCATAAGCAAAGATTGCCTTGCCATCGCCGATAGCAGCCGCCGCAATGCTTGACCTTACAAGTCCGATATAGGTAACGTCTGCTGCCACAACTCCAGAACTATTAACTAAGTTCGTTATGCTTACATTCATAGAATTAGAGGTCAAACCGAAACCAAAGATAGCGCCTGTGTTAGAAGATGGCGTCGGTGTCGGTGTCGGTGTCGGTGTCGGTGTCGGTGTTGGCGTACCATCATTCATCAATAGTATACTAGAAGTGTTTGATATTGTGACTGATGAAGCGTTGCCACTAGTCAACAATGTCATTGTATTCAAATCAGCACCAAATGTGTCTATACCAAGTTGATGGTCTTGATTACGTCCAGAACCATATACATAGTATGCTGAAGGCGTTGGTGTAGGCGTTGGTGTAGGCGTCGGTGTTGGTGTAGGCACCAGCGAGCTTAATAATGCAGTGCCATAATTCATCTGAGCGATTTGGGTCCAATCGGTCGCATTGTTTAACTTAGTAAACAATGGCCCAACGGCGCTAGTATTACCTTGGCCTAATTGGCCGTATTGATTCTGCCCTATCCCCCAAACAGTTCCATCACTCTTTAGACCAATTGTGCTCGACATACTAACGATATTATTCCAGTCAGTATCTGTTCCAACTTGAGTGTAATATATCAGACCGATGGTGGTGGCAGGGTTAAAGCCTAGTATGCTATAATTCTGTGATGATGATAAAGCATTTAACCCTGTAGCCCAAAGAGTACCATCATTCTTGATAGCGAATGATGCACCGTATTGAGTAGAGAAGCATCTTAGCCAATCAGTATCAGTACCAATTTGCGTAAGAAATGAGTAAAAGGAATCAATACCACCACCATAGCGATGATAACCCGTGATTTGACCGCTTGGTGGTTCGTAACCTCTGCCAACACCCCAAAGAGTATTATCATCTTTGATCGCTATGAATGCGCTAGGTAGCGCCGCCATCATCCAAGAGCCATTGTACCAAGTCTGCGCATCCATTGCGGTAAATGTGCTTAAATTTATCGTGCTTCCTGTGCCAAGTTCATAATTAGCATTGTTGCCGGTGGCATAGAGTAAGCCACTTCTGTAAACATAAGAGCTACCGGTTGTACTCATCACTATATTGCTGTTATGATCTGTAGCCACACCGACTTGTGTAAATGTGTTAACTTGGTTAGTATGGCCAAGACCTAATTCGCCAAAGCTATTGTAGCCTGTTCCCCACAAGGTCCCATCGGTCTTTAATGCTAGCGTACTAACGCCAGATGTTACAACATAACTCCAATCTGTGCCGCTCCCGACTTGCACTAATTCTGTTTGATTGGTGGTGTTGCCAATACCGAGCTGCCCGAAGTTATTTCTGCCACATGCCCACAATTCACCACCTTTAGTCGCGAATAAGACATTTGTATTTCCAAAAACACCGTCCCAAGTATCGACGTTACTGACACCATAGAAAGTATAGTTGTTAGGTACCACAGGCACATAACTTGCTGGAACGCCTAGTTCTATACTGCTTGTCCGCATGCCTGACACTAAGAGATTAGTGTTAGGTGGAGGAGCAGACCCGCATGTTCTCGCAAACACAGATATGTGATTTGAATCAAGATTCGTCATATAAACATTCTTGCCATCATGGCTCACTACACTGCGATAAGGATATTGGCCGCTGGTTGACACAGAACCATCAGCCGTGAGTGATCCATCTGAGGCCCTAGAATAGACCGAGATCTTTTGACCTGTCTTGTCGGCAGTATAAACTGAATAACCATCATCGCTTATTGATAATTGGTATGGCTTATCACCAGTTGCTATTGAGCCCGCGTCTGTGAGTAATCCTGTAGCAGCGTCTCTAGTATAGATGCTTATTATATCGTTAAGGCCAAGATTATTGACGCTTGTGACATAAACGGAAAGACCGTCTGGGCTAACGATAATGCCATGTGGATCTAAGCCCGATGTAATGGACCCATTGAATGTCAGGCTGCCTGTTGAAGCATTTCTTGAAAACAGACGTACCCCATTTATGCTATTATAATCTGTAACATAAACATCTTTGCCATCAGGGCTTATACAAATTGAGAAACTATTTTGTGCTATGTCGCCTTCGACGGTTTCAAAATGAGTCAATAAACCTGTAACTATATCTCTTGTAAAGACATCTATCATAGCCGAATTTGGCGAATCGCCTCTGGAGCAAATGACATAAGCGTTTTTCCCGTCTGGGCTTATGCACATTTCGCGCGGTTGTAGGAGAATAGTAGTATTGATATATAGATAACCAGTTTCGGTTGCGACTGATTCCACAAAGGTTAGTACACCAGTCGCGATATTTCTTGAGAAGATAGAAATACTTGCATCAATATCATTAACAGTATAAACATACTTTCCATCTGGGCTTACACATATAGAGATAGGATTTGCAAGAACTGAAATATTTTGCATTTGTTCTAAACTGCCGTTATAAATATTTCTCTGATAGATATTAATTAGAGGTAGCTGATTAATAGGGCTAGATATGCTAGATGTGTATATGTTTTTATCATCAGGGCTTATAGCGATACCGTAAGAGTCGTAACTAGCTGGCGCTAATTGTGTTAAAGTTAACGAGCTGGTAACGCAACCCGTCGGTGTTGGTGTGGGCGTTGGCGTCGGGCTTGGCGGTACAAGGATTCCACTGACGAAGAAGCAATTAGCCTGGCCATCCGATCTGCTAAAAGCATACTTAAATGTCATCGGATCGTTAATTCTATTAATCGAATTAGAACCAGAATAATTATTAAGTATATTCGATCCTGCGGCATACAGGCTACCATCAGTTTTTAAAATATAAAGCGCGCTTCTTGCAGTACCTGCGAAATCATACCAATCTGTATCAGTACCTATCTGAATGAAAGTCAGAGATGAATTTAGATTAGCAGAATTGTCTTGATTAAATATTTTAGTGCCGCAACCCCAGAGTGTACCGTTTGTCTTTATTGCATAAGCACCAAACTCTCCTATATGTGTTATTTTATCCCAATCAGTATCGGTGCCTATTTTGGTCAAGACGTTTAAATTCAAAGTATCGCCGGTACCTAAGTATCCAGAAGCTTGTTTTATATAACCAGCATCATTATTGAGTCCAGTAACCCACAACGTGCCGTCGGTTTTAATAAGCATACTAGAATAGGTAATGGCTGATGATGTTTTATTTGTCTTAAATGGACCTGCGTTGACTTGGGTTAGCGTGTTTATAGTAGCCGTTGGTCCTAGACCAAGAGAACCATAATAATTATTACCTTGAGCCCATAAAGAACCATCATTCTTCAATACCATCAATGTTTCACTATCTAAATATAAAATCCTTGAAATATTCGCTAGAGTTACAAGTGTGGGGCTGGAAAAAGTACCAGGGTTTACAGAATTATAAGGAGCTAAAGTAGAAATCGAGACTTTGCCCCAAACATATATATCACCGTTTTCTTTGTATGCTGCAAAAGTATAGCCAAGGGATTTTAAGTCCGCCCAGTCAGTATCTGTTCCGATTTGCACCAATGATAATTGTTCTCGATTGAGACTGTCTCCTTGGCCTAAAATGCTATCATAATTTGTGCCCGTCGTCCATAAGGTACCGTCAGATTTAACCACAGCGCCAGCATATTCTGATGTGACCGCTGCTTTTACATCGTCTCTTAATATCTCATATAGAGAACTACGTCCTATTTTATCGCCGGTGCCCAGACTGCCAAAAATGTTAGTACCATTTCCATATAAAACATTTGGTATCGTTGGCGTTGGCGTCGGTGTTTGAGTAACAGCACCAATAGCTATAGAATATTCGACCCCCAATGCCACATGATCATAGGTGTTGTCGGGCCTTGATATCTGCGGTGTGAATATGTTAGATGCAGAAGCTAATGATAGAGCATTAGCATTATTGTTACCCCATACCATTAAACGCTTGTTTGTTCTTAATGCCCCGCTAGTACTGCTTTTGGCGAATACTTTTGTATATTTAAAATCATTATCGATTTTTTCTAGCCCATAATTTCCGGATCGCTTACCATTTCCTAATTCGCCGTTAATATTACTGCCAAATGAGAAAATCTCGCCAATATCGTTAAGCAATATTAGCGAATTAGTATTTGCAGCAATATCGACCCAATTTTCTGATGAAGTTAATTTTGGCATGCCTTCTACCCAAAAACTAGGCGGCATCATTATTTGACCAAGCCCATTAGAGCCCTCACCATATAGAGAGCCATCTGCCTTTAAGGCATATATCGTGTTTCTACCACAGACCGCTTTGATGTAACCACCGCCTGCAAATAGAAAAGGTTCATCTTGGTAGAGTTTAACAGGAGGAGCAGTTTGCTTTAGGCCATAATAAAATGCATCGTCAAAATTCCCCCAAATCCATATGGTTCCATCTGATTTTACACCTACGGTTTGGTTTAAGAATGTTTCTACTGTTAACCAAGAATCAAAGCTGATTAGACTAAAAGTCATTCTTGGTATTCGGTCACCTAGGCCTAGTTCTCCATATCGATTTGCACCCGCCCCGTAGATTGTACCATCATTTTTCATGGCTATGGCGCTATCTATGTGCACAGTAACAGACTTCCAATCATTATCAACACCTATTTGAACCATGTCTTTTGCAGGTGCATTCGTTCCAATCCCAAGCGTTCCATAAGTATTGTTTCCAGCACCCCATAAAGTACCATCTGATTTAATTAGAAACGCACTTCCGGCCGGATTTTCATCCACAGCTGAAAATTTCCACGATGTGTTTTCAGGCATGAATTTGGTGAATTCAGTGGTTGTTACTCCTAGCTTAGACGAAATATTACTGGCGCGTCCGGTAATGTATGCTGCGCTGCCGGCCGATGGAGTAGGAGTAGGAGTCGGGGTAGGAGTAGGAGTAGGTGTCACGTTGCAGTAAAAATTTACTTCCCATGGTACGTTGCCAGTTGTGGCTGTAGATGTAACCTCAGCGCCGCCAGTTGATGTTATAGCTCTACCCATGACTATCGGAGCAGCTAATGAACTACTAGCTGTATTCCAGCCATTAAAACACCCTGTTGAAACACACTCGACGATCATCCCATTTGTGTTATCAAAATCTTTTATTTTATACACACCATCGACAGAAGACCAAGCACCAAGGCCGCCTATGCCGGCAACTGTTATAGTATCTCCGACGGCGAACGATATACCATTAGAGCCGATCCTCGTCGACACGCCATTATATCTTATACGTATCGCACATGTATTCCCTGATGGTGTATCGGTATAATAAGCCCAATACCCGCCAAAACCAAAACCAAGGTGATTAGTGTTTAATGTCTGGGACTCACGTGCATCCAATATCGTTGGTGCGCTGTAATTATTTGGGGCTGTCGGTCCACCATCTAATTGACCGTAAGTATTATCACCCCAACCAAAAGTATTGCGGCTTCCCATCCCTCTAGCAGTCGCATATATAAAAGCCGAGCCAGCACTAATAGAATCCCAATCAGTGTAATTAGCTGGTATTGGCACTTCTGTGAAGATGCTAGTGGAATTGCCAACTGGAAGCCCGATTTGGCCACGATCATTAGCACCAGCGATCAGCAATTTTATAGGGTTACCAACACCAGTCTGCGCGATAAAAGCTGAGAAACTTTGCCCAATAGCCACATTTAATATTTTAATAGAATCGCTAGACCAACCGTTAACCGCTCCAAGAAGTGGATTATCTATGTTAATTAAAGCGTTACCCAACTGGCCAAGATCATTGGCACCCCATCCACAGAAGATGTGGTTATAATCTGAATCCAAGGCTATTGCAAAGAAATGGTGGTTCCAATTTCCGCCGTATACTGCGGGTTGTGTTGGAGCGTTAAGATTAGCTATTTCCCCTGGAGTGGATGTCTTATAGGAATAATCGCTGTTCGATTGGCCTAATTGGCCAGATTGATTAAGCCCCCATGAATAGTACCTTGGCATTAGATCGCCACTCGTCATTCTAACCAATAAAACCATTACAGTCGCTGTTCTACCTGTGGCTACGCACGGGGTAGAACCGACCACAGGGCTTGCCCCAATAAAAGCTTTATAACTAATAAGTTGCGTTAGACTCATTTTGTCAGTAAAATCACCAACGCCTAATTGTCCGCTTTCGTTAGCTCCTGTTGCAAAAATGTCTCCGTTTGCTGCAACAGCTATAGTGTATTTATACCCGCATGAAACAGTATGGTAAGGGCCAGCCGACACGAGCACTGGGACGCTTAAATATGCGCCCATCGATGTAGGCAAGCCTAACTGCCCTCTATCATTGTTTCCATAAGCATATAGACTACCGTCAGTTTTAACCAGCATTGTATGGTCATAGCCATGGCTGATACAAGGAAAATCATTCGAATTTACTGGTAGGATATTCCACGACTGGGCTATAAATTGGTCTCTGTCTGTTATGTCACTTAACCCTAATTGGCCTCTAGTATTTAAACCCGATATTACGTAATGCCAAGCATATGTTCCTGATGGTGTCGGTGTAGGCGTTTTTGTACATGGCGATGTAATATAATTCTGATTGTTGCCCAGATCAGAAACAATAAACATATCGAGCGCATATACACCATTTTTCCAGCTCGAAGAGAATGGGAGAGTTACTGTTGCCCATGTCTGACCATCATATGATAATGCTGCGTATGTAGAGTCTTCGACTAGTGCTAAGAAATACCCATTTCCGAAGATCAACTTAGAATATTTTCCGACCAAAGGCATACTATTGCTGATCCAAGTAATGCCATCGCTTGATGTTAAAGCTAATGGTGGGTTTGCATTATAGTTGATAACCACAAGAAGGCCTAAACCGAACGCTACAGCCTGCCAGTTTTTTGATATGCTGCTTGGGAATGATGAAACTGTCCAATTTACACCATCGGCCGAAATTATATAAGTATCATAATTAGAACTTGTGGCTATAAAGTTAGTACCATTATAGACTACTCGTGCGCAAATCCAATCTATAGGGGTTGGTAAGTTGCTAGCCTGCCAAGTAATCAAGTCATTAGAGTAAAGGTATGACGTACCCCACACACTAAAGATTAGATATTTCGAATCACCCGCCGCCATTTTTCCAGCTATACCGATCGGCAATGTTATTGGGGACCAATTGATACCGTCCGGCGACGATATCAAACGGTACGAGCCTATATTGATTGGATCATAGCCACTTACTAAAAATAAACCATTGGCATATATAGCATCAACCCAAGTCGCTTCTGGTATTGAGCTCAACGACCAGTTTATCCCGTCGGTCGACACCGCAGCAGTACCACCATCAGCAGTTGTGATTACAACTTTGTCTAGGCTTGCAGCAATAGTACCAATCGACAGCCCTGGTAGCGTGCGCCCAGTCCATACAGCGGCACAATCAGCAGGAGTCGGGGTCGGTGTAGGGGTCGGTGTAGGGGTCGGTGTAGGGGTCGGTGTAGGGGTCGGTGTAGGGGTCGGTGTAGGGGTCGGTGTAGGTGTTACAGGGGTCGGTGTCGGCCCAGGTACCGGCGGTGGTAATAAACTATCACGTGACGCTATCAATGAATCAAGAATTGTGGCGATGATCCAGCCACCGGATTTGGTGATTTGGGTTAACATTCTTATCTGATTTGATGGGTCGTTAGCGCTAAAAAATCCTTGACTTAGTTGCCCATAATAATTATATCCCGCGCCATACATGTAGCCGATAGTGTCTAGAGCGATTAAAGTATGACTATTAAAGCTCAAATCACTAAAAAAAGCTGGATAAAAAGCATTCCTTGTGGGTATTGGTCTAACAACGACATCGTTTAGACCTAATTCGCCGTAAGAGTTAAAACCCCAAACGAATAATTCACCGGCTGAAGTAATACCAGCGCTGCTATCTGTGCCTGCTTCCACTTTTATCCAGAATTCAGAATTGATCCTTGTCGGCGTGCTCCTGTTAATCGTATCATTAAGACCCAACTGATATAAATCATTCTTGCCCCATGCCCACAATGTACCATCTTCTTGAGTGGCGTTTGTGCCATCGTTGCGTATGGCAAACACATGATGAGCCGAACTGCCTTGCGAAATATAAACCCAATCAGTATACACTGGGTTAGTACCACCAGTACCACCAGTACCACCAGTACCACCAGTACCACCAGTAATATTAGTGCCACCAGTGACACCTGTAATACTAGTACCAAAGGTACCAGCGTTAACCCCGACTTCTGCAGGATATAGCCTAGAGAATAAATCTCCGTGTCCAAGCTGGCCATACGTATTGTCACCCCAACTCCAAAGAGTACCATCAGATTTTATGCCATATGAACTGGAAGAGCAGCAGCTTATAGCTCGCCAATTATTATCATCTAACATGACCAAGTTGTTCACATTATTCGTTGTGCCATTACCAAGATTACCATCTTGATTATAACCACAGCCCCAAAGCGAACCATCAGCGTTAATTAGTAGCGTTGTGCCTTTGTTATTGGCCTTAACATCAAGCCAATAATCGCTACCCAATTGAATGAAATTACGATATGATTGGTTCATCGGGTCGGCTGGTAGACCTAATCCTGTTTTGCCTGTGGCCCACAGCGTACCATCATGTTTAATATATAAAGCATAATTCTTACCAACAGCTATTTGCAGCGGTGACGCTGATTTTATTAAAGTAAAGATAGCCCTATTGTTCTTATCTCCTATGCCAAGTTCAAAATCTGTGTTCTTGCCGGTTCCATATATGTAATAATTATTAATTGGCGGTGGCGGAGGCATAGGCGGACCGTCTGATCTAAAAACGTAAACTGCTCCAGTGTTTTGATTTTCTGGTACATCAAAGTCGGGAGCGCCAACTATTAAAAGTGTTCCGTCATTAGACAATGACACACTTGAACCAAATAATCTTACTAAGTTCTTAGCGGTTATGTCTGCGCTATCTTCTGGAATTATTTTATTGTTAATCCATGAATCATTAGATTCTGTGAATATATATGCTGCACCGATATCATTGGTGCCTTCTTGTGGGGCGCCTACTGCTATAACATCTCCATATTCAGAAATAGCAACAGACGTTCCAAAAGCACTCTCATTATCCTCACCAAGAAGCTTGGCTATTTGAAGCCATCTATTCTCAGATCTTCTAAAAACATATGCAGCGCCAGAATATTGATTATATATAGAGCCGACTACAGCGGTTCTACCATCTTTAGAAATGGCAGCCGATATACCAAATCCATCACCAGGTTTGCCATCGCTAGGGCTCAAAAATTCATCTAAGAAATTAGGCGGTATCGAATTGGTGTTATATCCTTGACCAACTATATAAGCATAAAAAGAAGAACCGCCATCGATGGTCAATAGTTTAAAAATATCTGTCGTCCCGACAGCACTGCTGGCAGGAAACACACCATCTGGCCATATTACATTAGACGGCCAAGTCACAGCTGAGCCGGTTGTTATATTTAAAACGAGAGTTATAACAAATGCCATACCATTTTCGGGATTGTTAGAAGTGGTAAAGTTATCGATGTCTTCTTCGAAATTAACGATAAAATTGTTCGAAGCGGATAGGTCAAGATTTAAAATACCGTTGTCTACGAATATTATAGTGAATGTCTGGGACGTATTTTTTAAGGTCTTATTCTTAATAGCCTGCTCGCTAAGCATATCTAGAGTCACGTTCCCATCAATGCTTAATTCGCCTTGGCCTGTGATTATGCCGCCGAGGAGACCATCGCCAGCAGAAATCGATTGAACACTTCCTCCACCCAGAGATGGATAAGGCAAATCACTCCATTTAAGAGCGCCATCGCCATATTTAAATCTCAAGGTATCAGTTTCTAGACCGATTTCGCCTGATGATAAGATTGGGTTAACAGACAGCCAATTACTAGCTGTGTCTCTACGCACTTGGATCTTTATGCTCATTAATTGATCCTATCAAACGCTTAAGTTACTAGATTCTTTTTTCCCGAAAAAGTTCACGCCATCGTCAAAAGTCATTAAACCAATGATGTCCATTCTGCCGCCACCACTAAGCATTGGCTGTTGGCTATTTGGCCACATAACATTTGGAGGCCAATTTACCGTGTGGATACTTGTCGATTCAAATAATAATCGAATATATACCATTTTGCCATTGTGGTCAATGTTTTCAAAAATTATGTTTGTTATGTTTCCAGTGAGAAGAATATAATGATCATTTGCTAAATTCACGTCTATGCTTAAAACACCACCGGTATGAGAAATGCGGTTTACTACTTCATTAGGAGATTTAAAAGTCTTATTATATATATTTTGTGGCGTGTCAAGAGTCATAACTATCGACTCATCGACAGCTATGGTGCCAGACGTGGTAATCTTGCCGCCTATGAGGCCTTTGCCGGCGGTTATAGATGTTAAAGTGCCTGCGCCGCCTGCTGAAACAAATGGTAGATCACGCCAATTTTTTACCCCATCACCGATTTTAAATCTGCTAGCATCAGTAGCGTAACCTATTTCACCGATAAACAGAATAGGGTTAACGCTATCCCATTCAGCAACTGTGCCTCTTCTAAACTGTGCTCTAATTGTCATAATTATCTCTTATTTTATAAATATATATGCAGCATTTGCATCTATCGCTGAAGATATAGTGGTAGCACCGTCTGAAGACATACTAGTGGCATATCCAAATCTAATACCGCCAGCAATGTCTGATGGGCCAAACACCGCATCTTCATCATAAGCCAAACCATTTCTATTAAAAGCATATGTTCTACCTGTGCTCTGATTTACACCGTCAGCCCCGACTACACACTTTGTGCCATCATAGCTAATAGCTATGCTTTGCCCAAATCTATTGCCGATATTTTGCACAGTTTCGTTAATTAATTGTAGTTGGACCCAGTTGGTACCGCTCTTGCCGTAAGCTATAATATAACCACCAACACCGCCAGCGGGATCACATACTAAACAGAAATTACCGTCTCCCGATATTTTTACATTGGTGCCAAATCTCGACTGAGCTGGGGCATTTGTAGGAAACAGAGTAAATTGTTTAACCCAAGCATTATTAACGTTGTTGTAGATATGCGCTTGGTTAGAAGACGGAGCGCCAATAGCAAGATATTTTCCATCTGCGCTAATGTCTAACGAATTGCCAAACAGAGTGTTTTGGATATTTCCTTGCTGTAGAATTTTGGCGCTCTGGGACCAAGCATACGTCAACCGATTTAAAGAAAAAATATAAACTGACCCAGCATAACCACTACCAATAGAACTTGGAGAACCGACAGCGATTATTGTGGCGTCTTCATTAATAGCGACTGAATTTCCATAAAGCTTTCCAGCTGCAGGATCTGAAATGTCGATTTTGGTAAGAAGACTCCAAGCCATGGAGATTCTCTGATATATATAGCAGGTACCAGCTGATGCTCCGTCAGCGGTGTCCATGGGATCACCAATTATCAATAAAGCCCCATCAGTAGACAATGCCAATGAATGACCGAAAGCCAAAGCACTCGGAGATGTCGGGATGATTATAGCTTGTCTCTCCCACAGACCGCTGCTGACCCTATACACGTAAACTTTTGACCCAACAGCATTAGAATAACTGCTACTAACGGCCACATATTCTCCATTGCCAGACATAGCCACAGCAGTACCATATTTTATGTCATTTGCCTCAGTAAACTTAGCGACTTGGGTAATTGGCAAATTAGGATTATCGTACTTGATGCCTAGAGCTGTAGCATAAAAAGTTTCACCACCGTCGGTAGTCAAAAAGAAATAAACATCTTCTCTTCCATCTGTGCTTAATTGCGGTGTAGTATTATTTTCCCAATGTATCGATGGCGGCCAAGCCAATGTATACTTGGCAGGGTTTCTTACGATCATAGTGAAATATGATAATCTTCCATAATCTGGTTTATTTATGAATGTAACCGTATTAATGTTACTGTTTAATGATATATAGTAATCTGGACCTTGTGTTAAGTCTAATGTTAATGTATTGCTAGATGTCGAGATGGAAGTAAGATAATCTAAAGTCGATCCAAATGTCTTGTTAGATAATATCTGCTTATCCTCAAGCGTTGCCACATAATTTTTGTCAAGTGATATAGTGCCAGTATTGGTTATAGTACCGCCTACAAGACCTATTCCTGCTGTGACTGAATAGACGCTACCAACACTTGACAAATTAGCATATAACAATTCAGACCATGCCGTCTGCCCATCGCCAAATTTTATCTTGTTAGTGTCGGTTTCAAACCCGACTTCGCCAGCAGCTAATATAACATTTGTAGATGTCCAAGCGCTTGATGTGGCTCTTCTGAATTGTACTCTAATTTTCAAATTATGGTCCTCCAGCATCCAAGAATTCGGGGAAACCTTCGTAAATGCCGCTTAAATCGCCGTCTGACCCAAAGTCAGAAAGGGCCATGCCACCATCTATATTACGATCTACACCCAAAGGGCTTGATGGTGTGCCGCTACCAAGCAAGGTATCATCATGGATTACATTAGTAATAAAAATATTAGCTAAATTGGTAGTTACGATTTTACTGATTCTACCCTTGGAATCGACAGTGATAATCGGTATGCTGGCAGTAGACCCATATGTCCCAGATAAAACACCAGTGGTCTTAAGCGACAGATCGATCGTTCCGGCAGCAGTAACTGGTGCGCCAGCTACGTCAAGATCTGCAGACGTCACATTTATACTAGTTACTGTTCCGCTACCACCACCGCCTCCACCACCTCCACTACCGGCAAAATAATCCAAAAAATTCCACGGTGTTACGCCATCGCCGATCTTCAGCCGTACGGTATCTAATTCATAGCCAAATTCGCCGCTCGCTAAAGTTGGATTTTTAACTGACCAATTAGCTGAGACGTCTCTTCTGACTTGTATAGTAGTAAAATAATTAGCCATAATTGCCCTTTAAGCTGAGCCGCCATCCAACAAACCTGGTGTGGTTGCTGATATGGTGATACTATTGCCAATGTTATCATAATTTATAATTATATTATTTCCAGCCTCAACGATGCCAGCCACAGAATTAGCTAAGCCGACCTGCGATAGAGCTAATGGCGACGAGGACAGACCATTTCCGACAAAATCATCGGTCGTATTAATAAATGATTTGAGCGGTGATAATATTGTACCGCTGCCAGTGATAGTATCAGAGACTGCGACTTCTGTGCCGCCGCCGGGGACAGATGTTACTTGTTTTAAATATGTAGACTTTCGATAACCATTATCACCACCCGCATAATAAAGAGCACCCAAACCATCTGTTCCGATATTTTCTACATACAATAGGGAGCCAGACGGCAATTCACTGGGGTCTATACCTCCGGTGGGTACTTCTAATATTCGAATTATAGTGCTTATTTCCATATTTAGTCATCCTTAGTCTACTTTAATTTTTGCACCGATTTATATACCATTCTTATGCATTATACAAAGGTAATTTGTAAACCGTACCGTTTACTCGTAGTCTAAAATATGCTGCTGGAGTAGCTGGAAGTGAAGAAGCACTACCAGAAGAGGCAGCGGATTCAACACCAGAGCCATTAGGATTTCCGATAGGATATGCTGCACTGCCTATAGAGAACTCATAGTCAGCACCAGATGTGGCATCTACTCCCATGACGAAAGCATATTTATGGGTCGAGCTAGCGCCAGTCCCGATTACAGTCGAGTACAATCCGAATCTCGAGTCTGAATTCGCACCTATGGCAATACTGCTAGTGTTTGATGTGGCCCCTGCACCTATGGCTATGCCGCCGTCGACAGCTGACGTTGGGTCATCGGCGACCGCCGCAGCATGTCCTATAGCTATGCTGTTGGTATTCGAATAACTGCCGTAGCCTATGCTGGTGCATAATAGTGCGTTAGCTTTCGCGCCAGCACCTATAGCGATAGATTTCTCTCCGACTGTGCATGATGCACCAACGCCAACCCCGTCCGTGCTTAGATGGCTTATGCTCGAGGCGCTATCGCCTACGATTACATTACCACTGTTGCCAGCCTTGGCCTCGTTTCCTATGATAATATTACGCACCGACACATTATAAGTATTATCGTTTTGTACATTAGTGCCAATCGCGACAGTATAAGTAATAGTATGGGCTGTATCCATCGCATTATAACCAACGATCACATTATCATTAGGCTGAGAGACAAATTTTGCTGCATTTACACCAATAACAACATTTCTGAGTGTGTTAGCTGTACTTGAATATAGTGAATAATTCCCGATCGATACATTGTCAAAGGCCGTTACTGAGGTTTTAAGACTGGTTAAGGCATTAGTACCGATACTTATGTTCCGTTGGTTCGCCGAACCAGTATAGGCGGTGGTAGGGCCAATGACGATATTTCCATTCTCCAATAACTTCGAACTACTATCTAAAACCATCTGAGATTTAAGACTTGTTCCAAGAGGATCAGTGCTAGATCCAGACCCAACCAAGGTGAAGTCGTGACTTATGTCTCCTGCCGCGCCAGTAACTGGCACATTTATAGCGCTAGTTATGCGTCCGTAACTATCGACAGATATAACAGGTATTTTAGATCCAGATCCGTAAGACCCAGCCAAAACGCCAGTTGCTGGTAAATTAATCTTTATTGTGCCGTCTGTTGTAACTGGCGACCCAACTATTTCAAGGGTCGTGGACTCTACAGTGATCGATTTTACAGTACCGCCGATATTAATCGGGACTAATTGTACATTTGTTAGTCGGCCATATTTATCAACGCTTACGACAGGGACTTGCCCGCCAGATCCATATGTTCCTGGCGCTACACCAGTATTCTGTAAATCGATAGTAACTGTGCCTGATTTAGTAACTGGTGCTCCAGACACTGCCAAAGATACAGACTTTACGTCTATTGATGTAACTGTGCCGCCAAACGAAGAATTATTGACCAGTTGGATATAAGTCGCTCTTGAATCGCCATTATCACCGCCGGCATAATATAAGGAATTATCGGGCTCAGAATAAACTAATGCGCCAGATGGGAATAAATTTGGTCTTAGACCTACTGGCGGTACCACTTTTAATCTGATAATTGTGCTTAATTCCATATTTCACCTAAATGTTGTAAAGTGGCAATTTATATTTTGTCCCGTTTATAGCAGTAGAAAGGTAAGCTGCAGGAGTACTGGGCAAACTCGATGCAGAGCCTGAATTAGCAAAATTTTCAGTACCTGTTCCGTCAGAATTCCCGAGAAGCTTACCGCCAGCGCCGCCAATAGAGAATAAGTTAGGGATCACTAAACCATCGGCTGCTAAGCATATTCTGTTAAACATTGCGCCAGCGCCAGCTAAAGTAGGCATGATCACAAGTGCGCCTGGTGTGAATCCGGTGCAAAGCGTGTTTGAACTTCCGAGTACGGTTAATGATGTGAATCGTGCTGGCTCCAAAGCCTGCGCCTTTCCTGTAAAGGTATTTGTGGGGCTTGTGCCTGCAAAGAAAGCACCGTCATCGCCTCTTCCTATAGCGTAGACTGTGCCGTTATTCATTTTAAAATAAACATCGTATTCATTTATGACTAAGCATTGGGTCGGTAATACAAAGTAAGGTGGTGTTGCTGTCGGCGTGATGATATCTAGTTTTGTATAAGATAATGAATTAAAGTATGGAAATATCTTGCCAGTCATAAAAGCATTTCCGACGGCTGTAACCACCACTGCACATTCATAGCCACAGGATATCGACACTATGCTAGATGTATCATATTCTGGAGTGCCTCCAAGGATCACTTTAATAAATAGAGGTACTATCTGTGGGGTGTTGTAATTTGTAGTATTCCCCAAGCCGAGCTGCCCGACATCATTTTTTCCAAATGCTATTAAACGATTATCGCTTCTAACAGCCATTATAAAGGACTTTCCGCATTTGACCTTTGTATAAGTAGACGATCCGACAAGGGCGAAAGTGTTAGTAGAGCCACCTGTTGTGCCATTACCTAATTGACCAAATGTATTATCGCCCATCGTGTAAAGACTATTGCCTTTGATTCCAGCCCAAGTCGTCTTCCCAGTAGCGTAATCGCGCGCCGCTGAGATTGCTGTCCAAGCCCCAGTAGCGTTGGAGTCTATTAGAACTAAAGTATTACTTTTTGTCGCTGGATTAATCTGTCCACAACCATACAATGACCCGTCTGTTAGAATTACATAAGTTCCATTGGCATATGCACACACCTCTCTTATTCTTACACCTAAATCCCAGCCAGGATAAGTCCATGGTATAAGCGTATATGTATACCTTGGTGTAGTATCGCCAAGCCCCAATTGACCAGCCTCATTATCACCGCAAACATATATCCTGTCTAATTCGACAGGGCTAGCATTGCTAGCTGGCTTTACCAATGCTACATTATGAGTCTGGCCGCCAGCCAACATGGAAACGTTATCTCCCACACTATAATCAGCGACAGGAATTATCGAAGCAGATACACCAAACGGATAGACTTTAAGCGGTGATTCTGGTGGTCCGACGCCGAACTTACCGCTACCATATCCACCAGAAAAGGCAGCTCCCAGCGACCCAACGCCAGGCAAATTATTATTGTTAGGTGTCAAAAAAGAACCAGATTTATATCCTATCGAAACGCCATTAGATGAGCCTGTAGAATAAACGCCTATAGCTATGCATCCGGCCGGTTTGCCTGTGGTGACTATGAAAGGTTTAATTATCCCAGCGCCACTTCCTAATATAACATGGTTAGTTCCATCTACTCGGTCTCTATAGAAGCTAGTAGGTGTAGCATCATTGCCAATATAAACAGACGATTCAAGTCCGTTCATTTGTAGTGAGCTATATGGCATAGTGTTAGACTGAAGGATAACTGTAGATGTTTTAAATATAAAATTAACAGGATAAGTGATTAAGGTAGTTATCGGATTTCCGATTAGTATTGATTGCACCATTCTTATGCTAATGTTTGATATCTTATTCCTAGGATGACCGCTCCATGTCTGGCCGATTATAATACCAGAGTAATCTGGTGTACCACCAAGGTTCGGATATCCTCCGATGCAAATTGAGTCACTTTGTGCGCTACCGCCTGGTGTGTTTAGATCTTGAATATTACTTATAACGATCGATTTGGTGCCTGAATTGTTATAGATGCCGCTACCGAGCATAATATTATTAGAATTACTTGGAAGATTATTCCCACCAACCGGAACGCTATAGCCAATGCTTATCGAATTATCATTTATAGATTTAGATACTGCATAACTACCTAAAGCGACACACTGCCTAGAATAAGCATCTTCCATCGCTCTTTGACCGACAGCGACATTGTTTTCGTTTATAGCATTGTTACTATTGCTCTTAACGCCGATGCTCATCGACCCAGATGCTTTGTCGTACATCCAACTGCTGGATGAATATAATGATTTTCCGTAGTTTCCGATAAAACCAGAAATATTTTCTTCTTCGTCTTGATCAGGATTATAATTTTCAAGACTTGTGTATAAAGGGCTCGATAGATTATTCTGACCTTTTATGGTAAAGTCTGTTATGACTGGAGGTATTACAATTCCTGTCGTAGCTCCAGCAAAAGTCACAAAGCCCTTGGTATTTATTCTTAAAGTCGGCACTGTGCCGATCGATCCAAAGGTGCCAGAATTAACACCAGAGCATTTGAGGTCGAGTTGGTAATATGGATTGTCAGGGTCCTTTTGCGGTGGCGACACAAAGTTGATAGTTTTTAGATTGTATACAATATTATTGTTCATTTTTTGCTCTATAAGACCGTTATACCTGTAGCATCTGTAGCCTGTGTGTCAAGTGCTATTTTTCCTATCACGTATCTCGTCATACCATTGGGCGTACCATTATTATCTCTTAGTATCTCGATGTAACTTAGTTCGAACGCGCTGACTGTTTGCGTTGCAGTAGTATAGGTGATTGGCCCCATGATAGTATAAATCGCATCATTATTTCTGCCATTGAATGCTAAGCTACTACCGGCCCAACACATCCTTATCGTGCTTATACCTTGGCGCCCGACACCAGGGTCAGGTAATGGTATTACCCCTAACGAAATCGGTATAATGTCTGCAAAAGGCCCAGCTGAATTATCGGTCTTAATATAATAAACGTACAATATGTTGCTAGGTAGCGGAGGGTAGCCAACCCAAGCACCACCGATGGCAAACATTTGGCCGCTCGGACTAACTGTAATGTTATCGAAAGGCAAGTTAGCAAAATCAGCACCAATTTTTGTGATGCCGCCGCCAGCTGGTTTGGTCATAAAATAAAAAGGAAGCGTTCTTATCGTAGGATAATCAACAACGGCTCTATATGAATTCTGGCCGACCATGCAATAGGGGCCAACCATATTATAATCGCTTGACGTATCGCCTAGCGATGTCCATGCGCCCGTTGTCGTATTAATAGTACCTACTTGTCGCTTAATATTATTAATGTCTGGGAATGAAATAGCATACAGAGTACCATTATAAGCTGATATCTGTCCGAATCTATTATAAGGCAGATTAACGTTAGATATGCTTAAAGTGGCTGCCGTTTGTTCATTTATTCTTCTCAATTGTGATTGACCTGACACAAAAGTAGTGCCGATCACTAAATTCGTTCCAACTGGTAATCTTGGATATACTAATGGTGTAGGTGTTACTGGTGTTGGCGTTGGTGGGCAATATATTCTATCATATACTAAAATATCGCCTGTTGCTCCGGCGCCGCTGAGCACATAGAGCGTTGTATTAGCAGAGTTAATACTGATCTCATTTCCGTATACCACACTTAATAGTGTTTGCCCAGTCCAAGCAATGTTACCAGTAGATGGATATATGATGTATTCATAGAGCCTATTAAATTGAAAATCAGCAATATACAAAGAATTATCGACTGTTGCGAGTATACCATTGGTGCGCGTCCCAGCAAGCCCGACGGACGTGCTTGGTGTCGACGCATAATTAATATCACCGCTAGAGGTATCTCTTGTAAAGGCCGATATTAAGCTATTACCTATGCCAGAAACGAAGATATATTTTTCAGAACAGGCAAATGTAGCTTGGCGAGGGTTTAAACTTGCAACATTTAACTCTCGAATTAAAGTCAGAGCTCCATTGCTAGCAGTCCTGCTGAATGCTTTAATCTTAGCAGCGGTAGCTGATACATGATATAAAAATTTTCCATCGCTAGAACCGAGCATGTAACAGACTTCTCCGACAATAGGAGTCGATAAAATAACGCTTGTCTTATCTGGTATACCGGTGCTTCCTGAAATCTTCACAATCCTTATAGCATTAGCCATAGATACGTAAAGATATGCATCGTCTGGTGAAACGTATATTCTCGCACCATTAAAAGCGTTGTTAAATCTAGTGTCTGTATCAAGCAATAATAGTAAAGCTGTACTGCCAGAATCTCTTTTGAATGTGATTAAACCGCTCTGTGTTATTATATAAATGAAGTTTTGAGAAGAAGTCATTGCTATATCATGAGGGTTTAAGGCAGCTAGGTATGAAGCATCGAAGCTTAATGAACCATCTGAATTTATAACAAACACAGATATAGAGTTAGATCCAATGTCAGCTGTGCACAGGATCTTGGTACCATATTTTTCTGATATAATCATAGCTATATGGCTACCGCCAGCAGAAGCTGTTTGTCTTAGCGTTAATTTACCACATTGGACGATAGGTGTCGGCGTTGGCGTTGGCGTTGGCGTTGGCGTTGGCGTCGGTGTTGGAACTGGCACGCAGGTAATTTTGGCATACCTTATATCGCTTGTATCAGTAATAAGGTAATTGCCGTTGACATTATCCCAGCTGGCCGGATCACCTTTAAATGACGGTATATTAATTGTGATGGTGTCACCGGCTGTAAACTTTTTCAAGCTTACGACAGGGAGGTTACTGTCTAACGTTGGCTGGCCGTTATTTAAAAAAGCGATGGAAAAAACACCAGAGCCAAGGTTATTTAAAGTTATCGAATATAGCGTTGTGCCGCTTGCAGCATAGCCATTGAATCCAGCACCATTGCTTGAAAGAATAGTATCACCAGTATATAGCGGAATTGTTATTTTTCCGATCGTAGAACTCCAACCAGAAAAGCAATCTGATCTGCGTGACGCTACGCTACAAAATATGTAAGGGTCATTGAACCCAAATGCCTCGACCGCCCCCGCGATATTTGGTATTTTAGTAAAATTATAAACGCTTTTATTCATATAATCAGCTAGGCCAGGAGGAAGAAACCCAGAAGCATATGCTGTCCCATCATTTTTTATAACTATGCTAAAGTCATCGCCAGCATGGACGGTTTTCCAATCTCTGTCAGTGCTTAATTGTATAAATTTATTAGAATCTAACCTTGAGTTGTTTCCGAGCTGGCCACTATTATTTCGGCCAGTACCGACCAAAAGACCGCCAGGAAGGATAGCTAAGGTATGGTTTCTGCCAGCTGATACTACTAAAGAATTATCAAGAGCCTTTATATAAAAATTACTTACTGGTGTAATAGTGTTGCCTGTACCGCACTGACCGGAACTGTTGTCGCCGTATGCCGTCCAAGTCGTACCCCCAGCAATTGGATCCTTAGTCACTTTGAAGTAAGAGTCGTAGCCACTATATGCATATTTTGGGATCTCATCGATCGTATAAAGCGTTGAAGCCTCTTCCTCCATGGTCATACTAGTCGGCGCGGTTCCTGGTCTGACGTCGATATTATAAATCGCTTGATAAACCGCACGATCAGAAGTGAAAGCCCTGAGTATTGGATACGGTTCAGTCGAGTTAGTACCTTGAAATTTAGTACATCTTACATCTATAAAGTTAGTAGGCGACGGATTTACTTCAATCAATCCTAGGCTGGTTTGTTTTTTAAAACTTGTAATCCTTTTTAGACCTGTGCCTTTTGAAGTATAAATATCACCTACCCATAGTGTACCATCAGTTTTAACGGCAGCTATAATACCATGGCCTGTCGCGACTTTTTTCCAAGCATATGTGTCAAATGGCTGTTTATATTTCGTAACCTTTTTGACATCATCGAGAGTAGCTCGGAATAAAGGAGCTAAGCCAGCACATTCAGGATTAGCGCCAGTAGTATAAATATTATTACCACTAAGATCTATCATACATGTAACGCCAGAGAGAAACGGGCCACCATAGAATGGATAGCCATCACCTGATGACCAATATTCGACATCAGATGCTTGCTCGACATAACCGCCACGATATGCTCTAATTAAATAGCGTTTAGGATCAGTTAGCGTCGGTGTAGGCGTATTTGGCGAGCAGTTCTGCCTAGAAAACATCGTGATCGAATCTTTATATTCATTAGGCACATAAATATTTAAGCCATCATAGCTTATACATAGATTAAAACCGCCTCTGGTGGCGATTAAACCGACAGCTGATAACGAGCCAGTGGTTATGTTGCGCTTGAAAATGCTTATGCTATTGCTTATACTTATCACATAGGCGCTAGTCCCATCGGCGCTAATTACGATACCGCAAGGCTCATTAGATGCTATAGTATCTCTTTTTGTTAGAAGGCCAGTTGTGGTGCTGCGATCATAGCATATTATAGTATTGTTATCGATCGCAGCGGCGGTGCCGCGGAAAGTGACGTAAACGTTTTTACCATTTGGGCTTATGGCGATGCCATTTCCTATACCAGTTGAAATGGTACTAGCTAGAGTGAGTAAACCAGATGAAATATTGCGTCCAAATATCGACAGCGTGCGCGATGAGCCACCGACGCTAAGAACATATGCATTCTTGTCGTCGGGACTTATGGCTATATAATATGGTTCGTTCCCTGCTGCTATAGCGCCAATTGATGCTAATAAGCCAGTAGCATTGTCTCTACTATACATATAAACAGTATCATCTACTTGGTTTGTAACATAGACATTTTTACCGTCTGTAGATGAACTTATAGCTGTCGGCTGCAGCCCAGTCACTACTGTTCCTAGTGATGTCAATGATCCAGTTGCCGTATCGCGCCTAAACATTTGAACTATGCATGAAGTATCACTTATTGTGCTGGCAATATATATGTTTCTACTGTCAGAGGTAATGCAAATAGCAGACGGATATCCTGTAACGATAATAGTGTCCAATACAGCCAATAAGCCGGTACCTGGTTTACGCTCATAAATTGTGATGATACCAGTGTTCGTGACATATATGAACTTATCGTCAGGGCTAATGCAAATACCGTGCGGAAAAGCACCGGTCAATATAAAACCTAAATCTGTAAGTTCATCGCATTGAACCGGCGGAGGTGTTGCTGGCGGCGGGCAAGTCGGTAATTGTGTCGGGACACCGTATATTTCTAAGTCATCAGAGTCCATTTCCATCAGCGTTACTGTGCCGCCGGCTGTAGTATTCTGTACTTCACTGATTCTTGTAACAAATCCAAGTGAATTTGCTGTGATGATTGGGATTGTGGTTGATGAACCGTACTGTCCGACTACAGCTTTATTTTCGATAAGATCTATCTTGATCGTGCCGGTTCTTGTTATTGGTCCGCCGCTTAATACGAGTGTGTTCGTGTCAAAGTTAAAACCATTTACACTTCCAGCGCCAATGTTTATTTTACTGATGTAAGTGGCTCTGTTGTAGCCATTATTGCCGCCAGCGTAGAAGAGAAAAGCGTCATCTTCAAAGAAAAAGATAGTTCCAGAATAAAACTTATTTGGAGCTAGATTTGTCGGTACTGGGCCTTGCAGCCTTAATATAGTTCCAATATCCATTTAAGTTCCTAATATAGAATCCAGTATATTTGTACTATTCGGAGCCATCATCTTCATTTCTTTGTCCATGCCTGCGAGTTTACAAAAATCGACTTGCTTGCGTGCCCATGGTGGAATTGGAGGCAGAATACCACCATAGCCCATAGCCGATGGCCCTTCCGATGGATTAACATAAGGATCGCCGCCGCCACCACTTGGACCAGGTTTAATCTCTGGATTGCAAAATTCGCGCTCTAGAACATCGCAGTCTTTTTCGACTACAATCGGATCAGTAATTTCACTAGCTATGCATCTCAACATGTTATACCAATCAGGTCTATCTTCGCAAGGGCAACCAGCCATATAAGGGGGGAACACAAGCCAAGTTTGGTTGTACCCTAAATTAAAGTTCCAACCGAACTTTATATAGCTACCTGGGATTTTGTCTAATATTAATTTAATTGGTACTTTTGGATGTTCACAACCATTAAGCGCTAATGAATAAGATAAAGCAGCGCTTGATATAGCAGAAGTCGGTTCGCATCCTGGAATGATAATGCTGTGGTCAGGAAGCACTTGCAATTGAAAGCATATTTCGATTGGTTCTTGGTCTACCATAGCCACACTCCATATGGTTCACCGAGATCTATAGCAGATTTTATTATTTCTTCTTTCATTTTAATGCCCTCGTTCATTAGAGCATCGCCATCATATGATATAGTACCGCCATCTGGTGTTGGTAGACCAGAGATTTTTCTTCTTGCAGCACCTAACGAAGTCTTAGCTTCAGCAAGCATCATGTCATAACACAATTGTCTAGCTTGTGGGCTTCTAAAGCTATTGACGACAGGGATGTATAAAACAGTCACTGGAAAAGCGCCTTTTGGCGTTGGATATAATCGTATTTTCTGATCTTTAGAACTTAAAGAATCACCCTGTGTAAACTTATTGTTTTCGTTAATCACTTCCCAGTGGCCTTCGGTGCCGAGTATTTTCTGAGAGAATTTTCTATATGCTTGAAGAAGGTGATAATCTAGAAGCATATTTTGAATACCAGACACTTGCCCGACATTAAATAAAAAGCTTTCAGCCCCAAACACATCGTTTATTCTAGTGGTAGCTGGATCCCAATGCACTTCTTGGACCCAGTAGGCGTCTTCTGGAAGAGGATATGTCGGTTGTAATGGGTTCGTCCAGAAAACAGCTAATTTTTGCTCTCTTGGAAAATAACTAGCTATAAAATCGCCAGCTACTCTCCATATGGTTTCGAATTGGTCTTCTTGTATCTCCACATCTACGTTTGGATATCCTAATTTAGTTAGGATATACTTTTTCATCGGTTCTGAACGAAGTTTTAATATAGAGGGTAGATCTGCTGGTCCAAATATAGCCATGTTTAATCAGGGAAGGTTAATCCCCTGTCCCCAAATACTAAGCCATTGTATTCTAAACGAAATACACTATAAGGCACAGACGCAGGAAAAGCAGCATCGCAGGCGTCTCGCAATATCGACAGAATATCTGATACCTCTGAAGAGACAGTATCTATTGGCATCACTTCATTTAAATGTGAAGCTGGGCCTGAGTATTTCTCATTTCCAGAAAATCGCATCACTTCTGGCTGGGTATATGCATTTTTAGCTTCCGATTTATAAAAACCTGACATTGTTAATTGCGCAGGTGATTGCCCAAATTGTGGTTTATATGCGGTACCGTTGGCGAAGGAGCTCAACGCTGACCCATTAGTTTGACTGTGTTGTTGACCACCGCTAGGCGACGATAGTTGGAATTTACCACCATCATAGTTCGGGATTTCTTCGAACAATGCTATCGATAGTTTTTGAGCATTTCTTATAATTTCGAATCTTTTTCCGTTTGCTAATGATGGCACAATTTTTATGAAGGCTGTAAATGGGACCCAGCGCATAGTCTGTCTCCTTGAGTTATATAATATATTTGTGGCTTGATTTATATTCGGATATGGTCTATATAAGAAGACGGGGAGATTTTATCAATCTCCCCGTCTTCTTTTAATTCTCGATAATCCGATTAAGGATTATTAAGTGGTTATGTCAGATGCAAGACCTCGTGCATCACCAAACAGATCGCCAGTTAGGCCAGCTGCGGTGTTGGACAAGAATTTATCAGAGCCGATCTGGAATGCGAAATTGATATCAGCAAGGTTAGTCTGAGCTTCAGCGAAGCTAGTCTGACCGAAGGTGCCGATAACAATTGGGAATCCACGGCCAGCATTAAAACGTGCTTCGCCCATATATGAACTAAAATCTTTGACATTGGTATCTCTGTTAAGAACGCCCACGAGAATTTCTTCTCCTGGGATGGTCATTACAAGAGGACGAAGCCTTTTGCAAATAGCAGCCAGAGACTCATGTCTGAGATCCCGCCTATAGGACCTCAGGTTCATAAACACCGAAATCGAAGAATTGGCAGGTTGTGCAGACATTTTCTGTCTCCTTTCAATATAAGTAGCCAAAATTCTATTATATATTTGAAGAAAAATTAATAGCCTGCACAATCCACAAATGATTAATTAATCAATTACTTTTTGTCTGACTTAGGAGCAGCAGCAGGAGCGGCTTTCTCGTTTGCCTTGTCGCAGGCTGTGCAAGCAGAGGCTTTTGGAGCCGCAGCACAAGAAGAAGTGCGAGTCTTGCCACAGGAAAGGCCTCCGCGGGTGCGTCCTTCGAACACTTTAGCGCGGCTACTGCCACAAGAACCGCTTAAACGCTGACCACAACCGGCCTCAGCTTCAAACACGCCAATGGTTCCAAGAAATACGCAGGCCAAAACAAAAGTCTTCATGATATCTCCTTCTTAAACCGGTAAATGATAGGGCTCCAAACTAATGGATTTTTAACAACCTATCAATTATTTACCTTGGTAAAAAATCTTGACATCATTACAATACTTTCATAGCCGTATATAATTTATTTAGGAGATCGTATGAAGCGTGCATTGATAACTGGTATAAGTGGGCAAGATGGGTCATACCTAGCCGAATTATTACTTTCTAAAGGCTACGAAGTACATGGTATAGTAAGAAGGACCAGCCTGCCTATTCTTAACAGAATAGAGCACATACTGCCAAGGCTTCACATACACCAAGGCGACTTGGTAGATTTAGCTTCCCTTATCAGAATAGTCGATAAAGTAAAACCACATGAAGTTTATAATTTAGCGGCCCAATCGTTTGTGCATATAAGCTGGGAGCAATCGACAGCAACAGCAAACATGACTGGCTTGGGTGTTACAAACATGTTAGAGGCTATAAAGATAGTCGACAAAGACATCAGGTTTTACCAAGCTAGTTCTAGCGAAATGTTTGGTAAAGTGTTAGAAACCCCTCAGACCGAAGACACACCTTTTTACCCAAGAAGCCCTTATGGTATCGCCAAATTATATGGCCATTGGATGACAGTGAATTTTAGGGAATCATATCAAATGTACTGTTGTTCAGGCATATTATATAATCATGAATCTCCTAGGAGAGGGTACGAATTTGTCACCAGAAAAATTAGCTCAGCAGTGGCGAAAATAAAACTAGGGAAGCAAGATAAATTGTACCTAGGTAATCTTGAAGCGCTGAGAGATTGGGGCTATGCTGGTGATTATGTAGAAGCAATGTGGCTAATGTTGCAACAGGATAAGCCAAACGACTACGTGATAGCAACTGGCACGACCACATCTGTCAGAGATCTCGTCAGATTAGCTTTCGAATGTGTAGATCTCTATTATGAAGATTATGTCTGTTTAGATAGCGCGCTTTATCGGCCAGCCGAGGTAGATCTACTATTGGGCAATCCGGCTAAAGCAGAATTACTATTGGGATGGAAAAATAAAATAGAGATTAAGCAATTAATCGAAATGATGGTTAAAGCCGATTATGATCTAGAGATTAAATGATATGAAATTGACTAATATATATGAGGCAGCAGGTAGTATCGCCAGCGGCGGCACGCCGGTTCTAAACATAAGTAAAATTTTTGGTCAACTTATAGAGCTGCTTTTTAATGATGATCGTTATAAAGATTCAGAATCAGCCAAATTATTGAGATCGTATTTTAAGCAGCCTAGCGCTGATACTTGGTCCACAATAAGTAATGATTTCATTTCGGGAACTATAAAGATATTAGATTCGGACAAGGAAAACGCAAATAAGTATAAAGATTTAAAAAAATCAATGGCCGAATTAAAAACTTATGCGCCAAGTATTATAACATCTTCTCTTTATGCTATTGAACCTAAATATCTATTGAAGACTGATTTAAAATCTTTGGCGCAGAGCACCCAAGATACAGCTAAAACGATGTTAGCATTGCAGCCTAACGGTTGGGTGGCAATGCTCTCTAACACCGATGGTGTCTCGAAAAGCGAACTAAAAGAAGTTAGAAAAAAGATAAGCGACGAAGGCAAGAAGATAGCCAAAGATATAACTAAGAATTTTCCAGGTTCTATATTAAAGAAGAAATTCTAATAATGCCGACTACTGATATTACAAAAAAATTTCGCATATCTAGTCAATTATCTAGCGTTGCAGCTAGAGCAGTTGGTATAGACAGCATAGTCACCGATATAAATTTTAAGAGTAAAGCAAGTGATTTAAATCTCAGATTAAGACCTATCACACTTGATATTAGTGAAAAGACTATAACTGTCACCATGCAGGCCGCCTACAACGATGGCATTTATAACTTTAGTATAGTCCCATCTGAATGGTTTGAGTATATTGAAGCGACTTTTGCTCTCATGCTCGAAAAATATTTAAATAAAGATCTTTCTTGATGTTTTATAATATTTATAACCTGCCGTGCCATATAGAGAAAAAGCGCCGGGTTTTAGAGGGCTAGATCCAGCGTAATGCTGAAAAGCCGTTACATTTTTTACATTAGATAATTCCGATAAATAGAGCCCAACTAAGCGTTCAAATAAATGTGGTGTCCAGAGTCCCATCTCTGATGCTAATAGTCTGTCAAGCATGTTACGCATTCTCATCCCAAGCTTATTAAAGATCTCTCTCGTGGTTATAAACATATGCGAGTAGATCATCGGAGGGTTTTTAGACATTGCAAACTCATAAATCGGGCGATCAAGTCTTTTTATAGCATCCCATATAGATCTTTCTAAATCGAATTTATTATGCACCATTGGGTCTATTGATGGTCTTAGCACATATTCATCTTTTAAATCCCATTCGCCACGTTGGAGGATTTTATATTCTACTGGAAATGAAACGCCAAGAGTAACATTATTGGGTGATAAAGAATTGATTATCTTAGCCCATAATTCATCTTTTGGGAAATATGGCTCGATATCCGTATGTAAGAATCCGATATATTCGCTATCGCTCATGTTCTCGATATGTTCCCATATAGTCAGTATTATCGAACTCTCAAAAATCGATGAATTTAATGAAGCATAAGTAGGATAAAAATCAGAGACTTCAGATAGATCATACTTTGGTGGTTTTGTCATCCCGCAGGCGATTCTCTTGGCATTAATTGATTTATGATCGAATATGCTGTCATCAAGACAATCATGGCCGGCGGTGTGACAATTTATAAACAGATCAATCATTCTTTTATTTCTCTAAATTCAGTATGGGTAGTCGATGCTTTAAAACTATCGTTATCAGATTCGAATGGAATGTAAGAAGCGATTTCTCTACCATTCTTAGAAGTGGTCCAATGAAAATGCGTTCCGTAGCATTCTGGAAAAGCAGCTGACCACCTATCAAGTAATTTTCTAAACAAGGACCAGTAATTATCCTTGGTCTTAAGGCTGCTCGAGTAAGCTCCGTGGTGTATGCTTGGAAGATAAGCAGCATAGACTTTATAGCCGGCCGATCTCATAGAAAAAGCAAAATCACATCCATAAAAATGAAAACCATTTAATATTTCATTAAAAAAGATTTTGTGGCGCTTATTTATTAGAAACAGGCACTCATCTACAGTGTGCGCTTCTATTAAATCTCTATAACCATCCCAGCATTTTATAAGCTTTGTGTCGAAATCTTCACTTAGATCTCCAGGATGACCGTTATACACTACGCCAATGAATTTTGGTTTTTTAGTAACCTTATCCAATTCTAGTGAACGTCCTGCACTACCAATTATACCCCAATCTTCGCCAGCTTTTTTCACAGATTTTTCTACTTCATCAAAGAATCCCGGTAAAAAAGAGACGTCTTGATGACAGCAAATTACTAAATCTGATTTTGCAATAGTTAAACCATAATTTATCGCTTGAGGTGCTGTATATATCGACATTCTATTATCTATTGGTATTAATTCATAAAGGTCCTTATTAATCTTGCTGTTATAAAAAGAATTTACAACACAGTCATTGTAAACATCATAATTGGACACACATGTCAATATGCTATAAATAGGCTTAATCACGGTTACTCCTGTTCCTATTGTCAATGTTACTTACCATCGACTTGGGGACAATTATTAGTAACTCCAGTTTTAATCAAAAAAGGATGTTCTGATCTATTTTAGTATTTTTATAATGTCTGTTTATAAATTCACCATCGGCCTTTAAAACACGCTCGTATGTCTCTTGGTTGTATTTTGCTATAGCATGCGCCGGTTTGTCATCATTTAAAGAAATGTTTAATCTTGGTGATAACGGCAGATCAGTTTCAGAAATGATAGCTCCGCATTGAATCAGTGCTGATATCAAATCGTTGTGTAGATTCTCTTGCTTTCCGATGATTGTCTTTAATCCGTTTGGAATATTATTAATAAATTTATTCATCTTTCTTGAAGCCCAGCCTAATTCACCACCAGAATAATCTATACAATTGTTTACAAAAATGTTAAAATCATTAGATGCGCAAGAGAAATCTAAATCGTTTCCTCGCCACCCATGCACAGATGATAATCGATATGCCCAACGCGATTGATACCAGGTTAGAGGATGCCTAATAAAGCAGATAACGGTTATTTCTAATAGATCTTCTAATGATAATATATTCAATAATTCTGGAAAACTATCATGGTGTTGGGCCTTTTCTATCCCTTTAATAGAAAGCAGATCAAGAACTCTTCTTATATATGTGCCACCAGTTTTTGGTATGTGCATGAATAAAAATTTATCGGTTAATAGCGCCATGTTATAATATTAAACCATTTGCATCATTTGGAAAACCAAGGCCATGTAATAGTCTATATAGTCTGTGATGATAAGTATGGGTTTTAGCGACGTAATCTCTTAATCTTGCGCTTTTTTCTTTAAGCTCTTTTTCTGAGGCCGGAGCAAGATAATGTGCATGCAAAGCAAGAAAATCATTAGGATCTTTTGCGACCGGAAGACCTGGAATTACTCTTGATAATACCGGAACTGTGTCATGAATCGGCAGGCAGCCAGCCAAGCAGGCTTTAAAAACTCGCTCTGGAATATCAATATTGTGCGTATGAGTATGAATTTCAGATATACATGGCGCCACCTTTCCGGTGTTATAAAATTCATTCGCTTCATGCTGTGGCAATTCTCCTGACGATACCCCTTCTGGCCACTCCCCCCAGCCAAATAATTTCCATTTTCCCCTAAATGAATTTAAAACAGGCATAAGATATAAATCGATAGTTTTAGCTTTGTATGTCCATCTTCCGCCGAGGTAGATGATTTGATTTTTTCTGTCTTGGCCTAGATCTGAAAAGATCGTAGCATCGGCAGCGGTTGGCATTGGTATCCAACGCGTGTTTGCCCTTTGATGCCAATAACTCCATAGTATAGAGTCTTCATCAAAACCGTAACCAAAAACTACTTCTGGTTTTTGCTTTTTAACCCAATCTACGCTATCTTGGCTTTCATTAATTCCGCCTGGTATAGAAACAGGGCCATATGGGTTAACATGTATGGCTACTTTCGCCCTTCGCCCTTCGATCGGAATGACTTCCCTGTGGCCCGAGCATCCGATATAAATATCTGGATCAAATTCATCCCAGGTCCTCATTTCTCCATCAAATCGCTTTACTTCATGTCCTTTAGATCGTAAAGCATTAACCATTCCGTCTGTAATATAGCCAAATGCCCCACTAACTCGGCGCACCATTAAAATTCTCATATCGTTTTATATCCTTTCCGTATTAATAAATTCTTCGCGTCTGCGATTCTTGCAATGTCGGACATCGCTTTAAGAGTAGTTTCCAATTTTACGTTTTGGTCGTGAAATTTACGCCATTTGTCGCTTCTGGGATGATTCAAATGATATAGCGATACGCGACGATCATTTATGAAATTCCCGCCAGCAATCAATCTAGAATAGAAGTCGCAATCTTCGCAGCCATAGCCAGTATATGCTTCATAAAAACCGCCGATCTTACTGTAGTACTCTTTTGTACATGCTAACGATCCGCCTTCAAAATACGACACGTAACGGTCAAAATTTTGCGGCCTAAATACGCGCTTTTCGCGATTTATAATATTAGTATCATTTTCATCATAATAGCTAACATCTTTTCCCAGATGACAACTACTATTGAACAATAAGGTCTTATAAACTTCTGACGCATAATAGTTTGGCACTAACATATCGGCGTCGTGTAAAATGAGAAAATCATCTTTTGCAATATCGACACCGCCATTAAAGGCTTTCGATTTATTAAATGGTTCTTCAGGTTCTGCATTTATTAGAAGATATTTCGACGGCAAGATCGATACTGCACTTATGGTAGATTTATGATCATGTTCTGATAATATAATGTTTATTGTGGGAAATAGTTGACCTTTAATGCTATCTATTACAGTAATAACTGATGCTGATCTATCTTGCGATCTATAAGGTATTACCACACTAATTGAATCTGTCTTCGAATCCTTTGAATGATTATATTTCTTAACTTCTCGATTCTTAAATATATTTCTAGCGAATTGTAACTTTTCACTTCTATCAGAAACTGAAGATTTTTCATTATGTAATCTGAAATAGCGACTTGATCCAAATACATCAAAAAAACCACTAGTGCTATGTAGGCCAAAATCATTGAATTTCATCGACCAATCAACGTGTTCCATCCCATATTGGCCATAGGCCTCATTAAAAAAGCCAATCTTTTCTACGGCCGATGTCTCATAAGCGAGAACAGCGCCCTGTGGCTGGTTATCGCTTTTTAATAAATTGATACCTTTTATATTATATGGTTCGCCTATTGTGGCGCCATAGATGTTTTTTTCTCTATAGATAAAATGCTTAAAATCCGAGGCTACTATAGCATCAGGGTAAAAATATTCCCATCCTGAGCTAGTTATTTCGACATCATCGTTTAGAATAATCCCGTATTTAAATCGTTGAAGACATTGTATAAGCCGATTACTATTACCAGCTATGCCAAGATTTTTATCATTAAAAATAATGCAGAATCGATTAGACTCTGCAAGTTTATTTAAATATTTCTGTGTTTCTGGCTCTGTACTACAATCATCGCTTATAAAAATGGTGGTCTTAGATAAATTCGTGTGCTTTATGATAGAATCGACTAATCGTTTCAGACTATGTTGTCTATTATATGAAAGTATCCCAACCCCGATATCATTGCTAATATTAATGATTCCTGATAAATTATCTGATTGCTCATAAATATGTGCATCTTTAGGGTTTGGTATAGACTTCCCTTTGAATTTGTTTTGGCTATCCTTTTGATTTGGCGATGTTGGTACCTTCTTTTGCCTGACGAAATTGGGCCTTTGGCTTCGGATTTGTGGTCTTTGGATTTCGGCTCTTTGTAAGTTTTGACGATTATTCTGGGTAGCTGGTATTGCTGGTTGGGTTTCTTGGCTTATCTTATTCGACTCTGTTTTATTTCTGCGTTCTAATAAACTATTCGATTGTCTATTCTTAGTGTGATTAGTCGTATTACGCGTTCCTGTCGTTGGTGCTCTAGCGTGTACTAAATGCCCAGACGTAACATATTTGTCAAAGAAGTCTGGCAATAGAATCTTTTGGTTAGGCCGTACCAACACGACTTTACCTTGAGCGTCAAGTAATCTTTGGATATCCTTTTGATTATTAATATATAATTTCATCTGCTTATTTTCACATATAAAGGTGTATAAAGACCCTTTTCTAGATTGTGATATTGTCTAAATCTAGATGGTTTTAATATTATATCCCCTTCATAAATACCATTACCAGTGCTAATGGCATTTAAAGCTCTTTCATCGATTGGTTCGACCTTTATAACTTCTTGCGTCTTCATTATTTTACTGAATAGATCTCTTATCATCCCAGGCCCACACATCTTATTAATAGAAGTCTGCATATCAACCAAAATCATATCTTCATATGTGGTTCCTGAGAAGAAATATTGTGCCTGTTTTACCTTTATCATTTTCATAAAATTAATGAGGATTTGTACGTTATTAGCTAAAAATGCATCTGCCATTATCACTAACTTATTTTCTTTATCTAAAAGGTCTAGTTTATTACCAAACCAATCAGCAAAAAGGATCATGATATTGTCAGATTTTTCATCCTTTGATATTATGACCGATAGTCCTTCTAAGATATATGGTTTTATAACGTAAGACAAAGTATCTTTAATGGCTGGTAGGTAATCCTCTCCAAGCATTTCTGGATACTTTAAAACTGCTGGCGGTCTTGGCATTGTGGCTAGTGCATTTGGCTGGCTAGATATACCAGATTGACGCACTTGAGGAATAATCTCTTTGCTGGACGGCGTACTTCCCTTTCGGCGCATTTTTTATAGCCTCTAATTTGATGACTTTGGTTTCTTTCTCCTGTTCGGAAGGAGATAGAGTAAAAAGAACAAAAGGCACGCTATTAAAAATTATGGATATTTCTTTGGTTTCTTTATTGTAATTGGTTACCACACCACACCAAGTTGAAATCCAGCCAGACCAGACTAGAAAATCGCCGTAAGCTGGAACGTAATTAGTAAGATCACGATACTGTATGAGTGGTGGTAGAACTACTTCACGCGATTTTGGTTCTGGTAAGTTTGTGGCCATAAATCTCATAGTTGTATTGATAACCGTCTTCTAATTTCCAAGTTATCAAAAGACCTTCTCTTGCTGCCCCCAACCAATGACTGATCAAATTATCTACCCAAGCTCTCATGGTGGTGCGATCTAACATTCTTGCTGGCTTTACTTCGATACCATTTACCATTGTCACGATTGGTTCTTCTTCAGAAATCTCGATAGTCTTTCTGACTATCTCCATACCTTCGATAAGATATTCGCGTCTCGTCTTTGATCTCGTTTTAGCAGTGACTTGGTAACGCTGATTAGGATTACCGTTTGGCACATCCATAAGCGTCACTATATCTATGTCTTTACTCGCTACTGATCTTGCAGGATCTAAATCTGATAGAATTATCTTAATATCATCGACAGTCCTAACCACCGTCGGTCTCATAACCTCTGGCGATAGCCGCAAATCTTCTCTGCTTTTTAACTGTTCTATTTCATCCATCTTCATTGACCCTTTTGTACCCGAGATTTATTTCGAAATATTTCGCTCTTCCTCTTCTAGCATATTCAAAGAGCACATGATAAAAATTAGCAAAGCCGTGCACCACGAATACCATAATAATATAATTCAGATAAAAGTTTTCATTTATTAAAGCTGGCGTCAACCAAGACAAAGAAATACTTACCCATACCGACATACAGTAGCCGCATTGAAACACACTATCCAAGAACCACCACAGTCCATAGTTAGAAATGCTAGTTATGTTTTTATCTCTTAAGATATCTCTAAATGGTTGGACCAACTTACTAGCAACTAATATCTCGGTAATTCTCTCGGCGGCAACACTAATTAGTGCTAGGCAAATTAAATCTGCTATCACGATAAGATTTTCCTGCAGTTGTTGTTCGAACATTGAATTCTTTGACGTCCAGAAATATTTACACGAATTGTATGGCTATCGCATTTTGGGCACTTAATGATGTTAGGTGCCGCAACTGATGCCATAGGCACGATCTCTGGCCTAGAAGCGCTTTTAAGCTGTATGACTCTCTGCGGCCGATTTTGCTCGGCAGCCTGTGGTCTAACTTGTTCGGTCACTGGTTGTGACCTTTGCACTCCGCTTGATCCGCATCCACATCCCATAATTACACCCTATGCCTATCGATTTTGGTCGGGTATTTTGGTGGTGTTTTTCTGACATCTAAACGATCAATCACTGGTTTATGTTTAGCTGCAGACACCCTCTCGATATTATTAATCGGTATTACTCTGGTTTTATGTCCGCAGCAGCCCATGAAGTTCTCCTATTTTTATGTTTCCACGAAAAATGAAGTGGGGTCAATGTTGGATGCAAAATCCTTCCATCTACAGAAATACAAAGATGGTAATTGTAGAGACTCAAAGACCTTATTATTTTTGGAGTGGCTAACGTTTAGGGATATTTTGGGCGCGATATGGTAATACCCATATGAAATACTCGGGAACCAAATCGGTTGATTTACTTCTAAAGATTTAGCATAATTTGCAGCTGCTAAAACACTGGGCTTTAAGATGTTATATAAGAACAATCGCTGGTCAACAGCGACCCAATCAAAGTTGGCGTGAGGCTTAAAAAATAGCATCGGAAAAAATAATCGTTTAAATACTGTTTCTAATATAGTGCAATCATATGTTGCTTGGTGCCACCAACTTGTAAAGATCGTAGTTTCATGGCTACTTAACAATGCGTCAAGACTGAAACCATGGCCAGATTTGGCCTCAATGGAGCAATGTACCATCCCTTTCACAGGTATAACATCAGCAGTGGATTCACGTTCGACCACTGTTGCGTCTCGACCTTCGACTCTTCGCCTTCTGAACTCGACTCCTGTCCAGTCAGTTAAAAGGTGAGCTACTCGCCGTTCTAATGTCTTACCTTTTCTAACATTAGATTTACCTATTCTCGACCTGTCCGGTTTTTTCGTCGTTTCTTCTTCTGGCATTTGGCGCTAGCCTTCACGGGGATTCCGTAGTATAATAGATAATATATTCCGCCATCAGTTGTTACCAATGATACAATACGGAAGTAATTCTTAATTACTTACATCAAGCGGAATTGACTTGTGATTGATTATATGTGATTATAATTGATTGGTCGATATGACTGACTACGAAGTTATCGTCTGCCTCTAACTTAATAAAATCCTTCATCGTAGGATAACCAGACGAATTAGGAACTGCGGCGTCAGGGATAACCAAAAATTCCATGCTTGTGGATTTCATGGTATTGATAGAAGCGCTGGGACCGCTTTTGTCGATCCTAGCGCCGTTGATATCAACTGTGAATAAACCCAAACGTACAAAATGTACACCAATAGCCATTGTCGGACCTCTTAATCGTCATTAAGCTGCCCAAGCAGATTATCGATTTCCGTATCGGAAGTCGCACTGTTGGGTTTACTTATTTTTTCCCCTGCACCCTTTGCTGGTGCTGGCTTCGCTGGTGTTTTACCTTCCAACTCATCAACATCAAAACTAGTATCAGCCTTGTTGTTGCTAGGAGGGGTATATTCATCACCATTGATAACACTATTAAGGAGTGATTTAAGAGCATCAGCGTCAGGCATCTGGACCTTTTCCCAAAGATTTACTCTAAGCTTTAGAAGGGCCGCTAACCCTTTAGGATTAGGCTTACCGTCAGCATCGACGACCATTGGGCCTGATTTTTCTTTTCTAAAAGCGCTGGTAGCATAGCTATTATTCTTGCCCTGTTTAAGGACAGATAATTCAAATAAACTACCATTGTTTTCATCAAAGAAAGCACCAAATGCTTCTGGCTCATCTGGGTCGCCACAATCCTCACGCTCTAGTGCCTGAGACCATAGCTTAAAACAGGTAGAGGTGGCATTAAAGAATTTTACCTTGCCTCTGAGCTCTTCTGGATTACCTTTCCAGTTGGTGAAGTAGACATTAACAAGATAATTCTCAGAAGGCATCCAATCGGATCGGATCTTTCGTCTCTTGTCTTCGTCTTTCTCATCACGCATTTGATCAAACCCGAACTGGCAGACTGGGCATTTTTCAGCCGATCCTGCTGCTCTAGGGCATGGGTGGGGGCGATTATTTATCCAATGTGAACCATGTTTTATATAAAACAAGTCCATCGCTTTTTTCACCACACCGCTTTTAAGAGCATCACCTTCAAGAAGCGGCGGCAAAACATAGAATCTATATTTAATAGGCTCTGTCGTGCTTTCGTTCTTTTTGGGGCGGAATTCATCCGCATCCATTTGCTTTCCAGTCATCTGATTTAACTTTTTGCGCATTGCATCAATATCGTATGCCATATTGCACCTTATCTTTCTAATTTTTTAAAACCAGCCAGTGTTCTTGCCAATTCGGCTTTCATTTTTATAGCTTCGACCATGTTATACAGCTTACCGGCTTTCATCTGTATTTCACTATACGAGATCTCGGCTTTGGTTAATAATGTATCAGCTTCAACGATACTTTTAATCTGATCAACAGTCAATTTTACATTATTTGTCCTAGCTTCTTCCAGAACCGCTTTTGTCGCTTCGGCCCTCCTTACTTTGAGTTTACGTTCAGCGATCGCCACGCCTAATCTAACTTCTGAATACACTGCAGACCAAAAGGCGAATTGGGCTGGAATATCACAGATATTCTCTTCGAGAGTCTCATAATCTATGTCGACATTTGCCAACATATCGACAGTGATTACCTTATAGACGGGTTTATTATTTTCATCAAGCCTCTCGATAACTTGAAGCTTTACATTGAATTTAAACAATGATGAATTAATAAGCTCGCGGGGCACATTAGCCAGTACCCAATCACGGTTCTCGTTTTCCATCGTTGAATAATTCCTTGTTAAAACCTACCGTCTTATTCTTTGGTAATACATCATCACTATTAGATGATTTATCTCCAGACCAATTACCCCTACTAAATGATTTATTAGTAATTTCGTTAACGATACTATTCCTGATCGTTTTCCTTATATGTTCTTTGCGCCCTTCGTCGAAGCGGCGTTGTGCCTCGATTTTACGTTTTGCTCGCAAAAGAGACTTTTCCTTAGCTCTCTGACGTATCTTCTGCAGTTTCTTGTTGTTCATGTTCCCTCTGTATATTACTGTATTTATATTCTCGCCATTTCTTACCAATGCCGTATCTTAAAGGAAAATAAATATCTCTATCTATCAGCCCATCAAGCGGTTTCGACATAATCGATTTTACACTATTTATCATATATTGTATACTGCTCCGGTCGTTTTCACAAGACATTACTAAAGAATCATGGATATCGCATATAATATGTCTTGGAAATAAAGCATTAACTTTTGTAATAGTGTTTTGCATAGCATGGGCTATAGACCCTTGTAAAACACCATTTATGCCTGATAATATTGTCTTTTCCTTTGGTATAACAAATTTACGGCCTAATAAAGTTTCTAAAGGTACATCCTCAGTCAATTTATGCGCACATTCAATAAGCCAAGTCTTTAGGTCGCCATAACATATGTCAAATATGCCACTATCGAAATTAAGAGAATTTATCGCTTTAAGAAGAGCTATCTTACTGTCTTTGCGGTCTGTAAACATATTACCGGCACGATCAAAAAGATACTCGTAGGGATCACCATGCCTGAAAGCAGATTCCAATTCATCGTCTCCGGAAACTACCGATGCGATTCTAAGATCGGCGCAGATCCAGTCGAAATGCAACAATACTTTATCCTCAAAACTCCCGTCCCTTGTGATGAAATCAGGCATGTTATAGCCTTGAATATTAAAACCTGTGCATTTGCTTCTGCCAGTAAAAGTGTCATGCGACCAAGATGATTTCAGTGGTGTATAATTTACATAAATTGGTAAATCTGAAAGCTTATCATAAACGCAACCAGCGTCGAATAATAGTTTTTTATATGGTTCTTGAACAGAAGCATCTGTGGATGCTAAAAATTCATCGAGGGCACTTGTTTCATGAATTATTTGGTTATGATCGAAGATGTTGTCGGCGATAGCTCTATTGCTATAACCCATAGCGGCGATCAGTGATGCGCGATCGTTTGTGACTATCGCGCATCTGGTGCTAACCGCATGATCGAATAATGTTTTAATCTTGGACTGGTCTATTCTAATATCACTTATGCATTTTGTGTTGCTATTATCAAAAAGGATTTGTTTATATATCTTTTGGTCGCGTTTTATACCTATGATGGCTGGATATGCGACTTGTCTTCCTCTTTTGATAGCGAATAGAATTGGCTTCATAATGAATCAATACATTATGTCGTTTTTGCGCCCATTACGAAATGCCTAGGTTTTGGGTCGTGTTTGCCTGCTTGGTCTAGCTTGATCTTTAAATCTTCGACTTCTCCGGGCTGGCGCATATGACCGTATGGGTCATTATTAACTAATGTATGCTTATGCATGTCTCTTCTAGCGCCAGCGCGATCTAAATATCCATTGCCTCTGACATATGATATAATATTATCATAACCATAAAACCTTTCTGCTCTTGATGCGCCGCAGCGTGGACATTTTAGGGCGTCAGCTAATTCTTTACCAGCAGCTGACATGCTATGACTTGTCTCAAAAAGAACTTGAGCATCATACGTATCAGCATCGACACTAGAATTATCTTCAGCTAGCTTTTCTTCGCATGGAACGCATCTATAAATATATTCTGGCATTATACGAACCTGTGGATGATAGGGTCTAATGTCATAATAATATTACGTTCAGATACGATAGTAATAGTCTTACCTTCGTATGGATATTTGGTGCCTTTAATCTCAGTGATTATATTACGCGGCATAAAAGCTACAACATCGCCTATTATAACTTGCGCATTTGCAGTTGGAGGGACACCAGGCCCAACGCCAATCACCATGCCTTCGTTTTTAAGACGCTGATGATCAGGTATTTCGATTACCGATTCTTCTTCGAATCTTAATATAGCAACGAAATCATTAAGGCATTTGATTTCACGTATTTCAATTTCTTGGTATGTTTCTGACTCGCTGCCGCAACATTTCTTGGCTTTTGAGCATGCTTTCGGCTCATCGACGTTTACCTTGGTATTCGATGCAGTTTCTTCTTTGATTAACTTGGCGGTCTTCGGTATCATTTTATCTCCTTTAAGATTGGTTCTTCCACAATTTCAGTAAACGTTATCTTGCTTTTGCTTTTTGTGATCGCAGGGCTATTTGGGATCCTTATCCCTAACCCTGTTCCTTCTGGAATTACATTGAAACCATTCCTCTCCATTGTTTGCGCCAATGTTTTCGAAACATTGACATCAATTATGATGCGCATCTTCATTAGGCCATCTCCTTAACTACCATAGTGTCATAATTAATCTCACAGGTGATTAATTCATTCTTTGGACCATTTCTATTTTTAGCAACATAAAACCTTATTCTAGGCGGTTTTTCTAACTTATCCTCGATAGATTGGTTCAAACTAATTACATAGTCAAGTGCGAATTGTTTACCATAACTTTCAGCGGTTTTTGATAAATCAATTGGCTCTGAACCTTCCCCCCCGCTACGATTGGTCTGAGTAGCAGTGAAGACTAATACGCTTTCGTTTTTTGCTAAACCACGTAGCTCAGTGGCGATATGCTTCTGTCTGGTATAATCATCTTTGTTATAAGCCGCATTACGGCTGACCATTAAATCGAGGTAATCGACCACAACCACGTCAGGTTTCCAACCTTCTTTCCGTTTTAGATTATCTATTAAAGCATAAATATGGTCAACGCTGCATTCGTCTGGAGGGAATTCATATATCAATAATCTCTTATTATAGGTGTCTTTAATAGTATTAATGACTCTCCTAATATAATCTTGGTTGTTAGCCACTTGGTCCTGTGGAATGCCAGTGGTAGCTGAAAGACATCTTAGAGCTGTCTTTATAGTATCCAATTCGAAAGTCACAAGCAGAACGTCTTGGCCATTTGTGCCATCGTTATTAGCACCTTTAAGTGAAGATATCGCGTTATTGACCAAGAGTATCGATTTGCCTGTGTTAGTCGGCGCCAGCCAGCATAAGACTTCTTTAGGTGACGGGCCGCCATTATTTAGGATGCGATCTAACCTAGGGAAGCCAGTGGTTCGGTGATCTATGGCGTCTGCTTGAAATAATTTTTCGTATTGGTCGAGTAACCAAAAGCCACCCTCACCTATGTCTGTTACTTTATTGGCCTCGGAGACTATTTTTTCTAATTCTTCAAAGCGACCTGATTCATAGGCTTGTATAGCTTCTTCGCTATAGATTAAACCATAAGCTCGGTTCTTGGCCCACTTCATTAAAGTGTCTTTGATGATCGGCACTTCTCTAGGATCTGATTTTCTATCAAGCAGTTTGAACACTATCTCAAAAGGCTGGTCAGACGTTAGTTGTTTTTCAACTATATCTCTTAACAAAGGCCTTGTAGGGATAATATTATATTTTTCGTAATAATTGAGGAGAACCGCCATAACGTATTTGCATTCAGTTCGCCCAAACATGTCGGGCTTAAGATATCTCCCGACATTTGAAAAGAATTCTGGGTGGTCGAGTGCTAACGAGATTATCGCTTCTTCTTGGTATTTTCCGAATGGTTTTTCATCATCATTATCATTTGTGTTGCCAGCATCATAAGAAACGATCTGTGTCATTTATTAGCCCGTTACCCCGCAACTTGCGGAAATAAGTGATTGGATCGCCGTTAATTGACCAGCCAAATATCTTTCAGCGACCCCTAAAGCTTCACAATACGTCTGGAATTCGTCTTCCGTATAATAAACCTGCTGGGACCCAATACCACCAAAGCTAATTCTGTCGCCAAATACTCTTGGCGCACTTGGCTCGGCGGTTTTATACCTCAGACCATATACCCATGTAGAATCGATTTTAGCCACTATACCGATTTTAACTGGTTCGATAAATCCTCTAGCGGCAGAGGATTTGAAATACACTATGTCATTAACATCATATTTTGGACTATTTGCCATTGGGGTCATCCTCATCATCAAGATATTTGTCATCTAAGTCATCATCGACCTTTACTTGGCCGAAGTCTGGGCCGAAGGCCTTTAAATATATTTCATCTTTTATCTTATTAAAAAGCACTTCGTCGTTCCTAAGAGCTTTGGATGCATTCTGGGCGCCATTACCTAGACTTTTGCCATCGTAATTGAAGAATGAACCGCTCTTCGAAATAACACCGACATCAAGGCCTACATCTAAAAGCGATGAAACGGCATCGATACCTGCTATTGGGTATGATTTTGTACCATAAAAGATGTCGAACTCAGCTACCCTAAAAGGGGCAGCTACTTTGTTTTTAACTATTTTCATGGTAGTATGATGGCCGATAACAGTATCGTCTGAAGATTTTATAGCAGTGCTACGTTTAATCTCTGCTCTGACAGAGGCATAGTATTTAAGCGCTCGGCCGCCAGGCGTTACTTCTGGGTTACCGAAGACCATGCCTACCTTTTCCCTAAGCTGATTTACGAACACCAAAGTAGTGCCGCTATTATTGCATTTGCCCTTTAATTTGCTTAAGGCTTTGGACATAAGCTGAGCAAGCGCACCCATAGTGGCTTTACCGATGTCCTCTTCTAAAATAGCTTTTGGTATAAGTGCGGCCACGGAGTCTACCACCACAAGGTCAACTTGGCCTGATTCTACCAATACTTCTATTAGCCGAAATGCATCTTCACCGCTGTCTGGCTGAGAAATACAAAGTGTTTCTGTATCGACTCCCAGCCTTCTTGCCCATTCTATATCTAGAGCGTGTTCTGCGTCAATATATGCCACAACACCATTGCGTTCTTTACCTTTAAAATAGTGCTTTTGGAAGGCTGAAGCGATGTGGAGGCAGGTCGTTGTTTTACCGCTGCTTTCTGGCCCAAATATTTCCAACGTTCGGCCGATGGGCACACCACCAGCTCCTAGAGCCTTGTCGATAGATGGAATACCAGTTGGAACTATACTAACATTGACTATACTGCTTCTGCCACGCATAATTGTTCCTGGCCCGAAATCTTTATCAATCCTCTTCATCAGATCTTGAAGGGTCTTCGGTGGGTCTTTCTTTTCTGCTTTCATAATTATTAAACTTTCCTAAAGAATTTAAGATGTTTGTAAAGGTCCTATGATAATCTAATACTTTCTTTACATCAACCGCAGGTATCCGTATTACTATTGATTCTTTGGTCAATAGTAATTCATTTCCAATAGCTGCCGCCACCATCCACATACCGTTTGGGTTAAGCTGTTGACCCTCAGGGGCAGATAAATAGCTAACCCTACGGGTAGTATTTATAGTAACTTGATCGAATCTGCTTATTCTTTCTTCGTTTTCCATCAGATAAATACCAATAATTGACAATCAAATTTAAAATTTAAGTGAGGGATGAATATGAGCCTTAATAAAAAACAAAAGACTTTTCTAGAAGCACTTGATACTTACCTTAATCAGGATGCTCAGCTTGGCCTAAAAGGTAATGATTCTAATAAATTAGATGATCAAGAACGAGTAGGTGGTTATGAATATGCTCGAAATGATGTATATTCAAAGTTCAGAGACAAATTATTAAAAGCCAATATAGTATATATAGGCCCAATCATGCGAGCATTCAATAGCGCTCATAATATTAGGATCTTTGGATCGCCCACCTTTTTAAGTGCTATGGAACGAGAATTAAAAGCTCAACCTATTGCTTCATCAGAAGTCGAAAAGGCTTTAGATATTGCTGAAAAATTATCAGAAGAATTAAAGAAGAGCGATTGGGCAGAACAAGATGCCGGTTTGAATTCTGATATGGATGGTATAAAAGAGGTTTCACAGCCAGAGCAAGCCTCTGAATTCGACATCATCAAGACTGACCTTAACAAGAAAAATGTAAAGGATGTTAACAATGAATTTGAATGAAGGCTTTCTAGGCCAAAAAATGCGTGAAGTCTTCGACAATAATTATTTTAATCCTGGGAGACAGCCTTCAGGATTTCTACCTCCATCCGGCTTTGATATCGGTAACAGCCAGAAGGGTGCTACCTCCTATTCTACAGGAGTTCCAGTTAGCGAAAGGCACCGACAATTTTTTGGGATGGGAAATAGGCCATACACTATTAGATAGATATCATACCACCGCCAGCACATTTTGGACAACTTGATTCGTTTTTACCATTTCTAACCAAACCGCTACCTCTACAAATCGGACAAGGCCTGGTCGTGTCTGCGTAGCCATTTTGGGAAAAATTCGCGAATTTATCGGATTTGCTCTCTTGAGCCATCTTTTTAAACCGCGCTTGTAATTTATCGTCATTTTCAGCTTTATTTATCATAATGTGCGTTTCGCCGAGACCATCTACCCTTTTCTGTGGGATAGCGATTGGTTGGCCGCCACGTCCTTCGACCATAGCCATCTTTACTTTTCCGATCCTAGCGTTTTCAGGTAGCTTATCTCCTAGACTATTAAAATCATATGACTGATGAGCCGAGACATTACCCATTTCCGTCGATCCCCCCACTGATCTCATCACTTTTTTATCGATTATCTCTGTCGGGATCATATTCTCGTCGTCTTCCGTTATTATTTCTTTTGTAATTTGTACTCTAGCAGGCTGGCTGGTCGGTTGATTAGGAATATGTAAAACTTCTGGTGCTACGTGTATCTCCGTGGCCGTAAGAATCGATTTGCCAGACGGATTTAAAAGGCTAGATAGATCTATACTATATCCTAGCTCTTTAGCTTGTTTTATTAAATTATCTAGATCTACTTTTTTCTGAGCATATGCTTCCTTAAGCTGTTTAATCGAAGAATCAGAATGGACTTCACATAAATGGATGTCGACCTTCTTGCCGTCTTCCATCTGTATTGTTAGTTGAGAATTATCGCTGGCATCGTCGGTACATAAGAAACATTTCATAAAGGACCTCCATGACTAAGTACACTATCATCGACATAGATCTAAATATTAATATTGATGAATTAGCGACAGAGAATGCTCTGTATTTGACAGGTAAAGCCGGCGAAATACTTAAAGATACTATCCAAGACATTAAAGATCTAGCAGGTGCTGTCGAAGATAAGAAGAAAGAAAAAGACGTAGACAATGATTTTATTTATAAACTATTTAAAGATAACAAAGGCAGATTATCCAAAGCAGATCTATCTCAATATATTCCCAAAAGATTTAAAACTTTCTCGACGATGATTATGAGATTTGGGAATTACCTCAGAAGGAGAGGAGAATTCGAGTATCTTCGCAAAGTAGAAAACAAGGATGAATTCGCATATTATCTTGAAAGCATGCCATCAGACAGCGACACGCTTACTTCTCAAGAGCAGCCTTAAATGATTCTATGTTTTCGGGGGTGTCAATACCTATTGTTTCATAGTTAATTCTCACCATTTTTATGGCGTAGCCGTTCTCCAACCAAGATAATTGTTCAAGATTTTCTGATTTCTGATAATTACTGCTAGTCGGTAAATCTGCCAAAACATCTCTTTTATAACCATAGATCCCGATGTGTTTACATGCTGAAGTGAATCCACCGTGTGGTATAGAAGATCTGCTAAAATATAACGCCATGTCGAAAACGTTTAACACTACCTTAACAGTATTCGGATCATTGTATTCTGCTTCGTTTCTGATAAAGGAATAGGCGCTGGCTAATACGATATCATTACTTATTTCGCCAAAAACGGCGTCGATACTATCGGCCTTAAATAGTGGTTCATCGGCTTGAAGATTTACAACTCTTGCATAGCCATTAAGCAATTCTTTTGATATATGCCTAACACGCTCGGTGCCGTTATTAAACTGTGGGGTCCGAATACAATCTACATCATAACCAAGACTATCGACGAATCTTTTAATATCTAAGTCTTCTGTCGCTACTATTATGCGATTTTTCTTCTTGCTAGCCAAAGCATTTTCAATAGTATACTGGATGATCGGCTTGCCTTTAACTTCGATAAGCAGTTTTTTCTTTAATCTTGTCGATTTTAATCTGGCTGGAATAATAATAGCATTTGATTTAATCATTTTTTAAATCCGGTGTCAAGGGTATTTAATAATCTTAAAAAACAACTCGCAACATCTAAACAAGGGTCCCATATAGCATAGCTACCAATCGGATGTATGTTCTCTTTTTTGAATATGCTTATGTCGATAGAATTCCCAAGTATTAAAGCCTGTTTAACCATAGTACCGTCTATTATTTCGAATTTTTTTAGAAAATTCTGCATATATATACCAGGGTGTAACATGTCTTTCAGAAAATAGAATAGATAACGACTCGGCGCGATGTTTGATACTTTAAAAAACTCGATATTACTATCTGCTACCATGATCTGGTTCGCGCCCTCGAAATCTAATTCTTCGGTATACAAATGCACATAATGCATGTCTTTTGATTTTAGCAAGCTGGTACGTCCTGTAAGACCATAAAGCACATCAGCAGGGATGGTGCTAATAATGTTATCATATGGTTTTCGTTCATCGCCAAAGTAAATGTATCCATCTCTGATCGAAGTCGGTAGGCCAGCGGTAGCATTTTGCTTTAGCATGGGTAAGTATAGATCTAATAATGCTTTATATATTTCACTTATTCTCACATTATTATAAATCTGAAAGATGTCTTTTTGTAAGAAATATGGTATGCTTTGACCTGGTACATCATTACCATACACTTTATCTAACCAATCATTTATTACTATCTTGTCGCCATTTGTCGACAATATTCCATTCATCGACCATGATCTTTTATAAAATATCGAATTTACTAACTTTCCTGGCAATAATTTATCTATAATATAGTCTAAACGCTCATGCCTGCATAAGAAGTTATCATCCAATGGTGGATTGCTTGAGAAAAATCTGCTCTTATAAAAAGGTACTACTTGCCAATCAGCCCCAAGAATGTGTCGAGCAGTTAGACCAACTATGCCAGACCCTAAGATGTAATTCATATGCTTATTCTAATAGGTCATCGTCATTGAATGGTTCACTAGCTAATTTCATGATGTTGTCTTCATTCGAGACAACATCATTAGTCTTTGCTTTAATATCTACCTTACATAGTTTCTTGGGCGTTACTTTTTTATCAGCCTTAATAGTTCCAGTCTTTACCGGTGTACTAGCTATTTGTGGATATAAGAAGGTATCTAGACTTAGATCTTCAAGAAATGGATTAAGGAATGGGTCTTCATAATGTATATTATCGGTCTGTATTTCATCTCTTGTTTTTCTTATACCTTTAAAGCATTCACAATAATAGTAACCATTAAGGTCATACATATCTAATATTTCGACCAAAGAGGCGCAATTGGGGCATGTAAGAACAGCCTTCGTAGCTCTAACTTGATCGCCAAGCGCGCTCTTCTTGGTGTGTTGATCGACCATATAAGAATTCCATTCTGTCGGCCTCGCATGCGTTAAGACATTATTCAATAGTATTTCATGTAAATCGTATGGGTTAGCTGGTAACATTCCAATCACTTCCTTCTTGATGTTTATACTTTTCTTTTCTGACAGCGAAGCTATTCAAGATCTCTGGTGTTAAAAAGATCTCTATTAACTTTTTATCAGTATGTACTTCAGCTTTCCTAACATATTTCACAGACCCGCACTTACATACTGTTGTCGGTGAGTGGGCTTGAAGACCGCACTGTTCGCAAGTGAATGGCACACCGGTTTGCTTTACAGTAGCACCAGTCACAGTAGCATAATAATATGTTTTTAATAGCATAAGGTCTATACCAGATAAATCACAATATCTAGATCCTGTCTTTTTACTTGTATTTTGGTTAATTTCTACTATTTTGTCTTGAAGTTTTTCATAGCATAAGCTGCAATAATCGAACGTGTCGACCACTGGTGACGAATCTAAATCTCGTAATGTTAAATGCTGCCCGAATTTCGATTTAGCGCTTCTAAAATCTATCGAATAGTATGTAAAATCTTCGTGGAACTGTAGCCCGCAACCGTCGCATTTAATCCCGTCTTTCGTCGGCAGCTGCATTAATTTGCTTTCTCTTCAGGATGTTGATTGAGGTATTGCGCCGTAAAGAAAAACTATTTCTCTCACCATCATAATCGACAATTACTCTAATTCCAGCGCCAATAACTAATTTAGTCTTGTCTAAACCCGATAATTCTTTAGACCACACCATAATGCTTGTCTTTAACATACCATCAGACGCAGATATCTTGGCGTATGGTTTATTATTCTTTGAAGTAGCGTATTCTATATTTACAATTATACCTTCGATGGCTATGATGTCTTGGCCAGATTTCGCATTAGATTTTGCGGCAGCGATTGTAAGGTCACCTCTACTGTAAAACAGCCCTAAAGGTGAATCGATATAATATCCCAAATATTCGTTCTGAAATTCTAATCTTTCCTCGAAACTGAAATCATCGCCGATAGCGCCAAGAACGGCACAAAAATCAATGATTGGCTCTGGTTTCCAATTCAGTAATTTTTTGGGTATTGCCTTTTTCTTAGGATAGATTATTCTGTATTCGCTGACGAGTCTTTCTCTCTCAGCCGCAATAGAGCCCTCATTCCATCCTTGTTTAGAAATAATGAGGTGGGAGATGAAGTTTTTAGTCTCCTTTGCTTCTGGCCCATTGCCATACTTCGTTTGATAATAAACCCACAAAGCCTTGCTATTATTGTGTCTTTCAAGATTTCTGAATGCCCCAAGCTTAATTAACCGTTCTAATACCGTTTTAGATTTTATTCCGGTTTTTAAAATAAAATCATCCATGCTTGCATATTTGTGTGTAGTGATTAGACATTCAGCTATCTTTTCACCAAATCCCTTTATACTGCTGACACCAACAAATATCGTGTTATCTTTTACTATGAATTTTAATGACAAATTATTGATATCGATGGCTTCAAACCGTAACGGGTCATCTGATCTGCTTGAACCGAGTTTTGTTATCGCTGTTGGCTTCCATTCTTCAGATCTCGCTACACCCATGTAACGCACGAGCTTGTCCGGATGACAATCATTCATGACAGATGCCCAAAACTCTGGAGCAAAATGCGCCTTTAAAAATAAGCATCGAAGAGTTACTAAACAATAAGCGACAGAATGTGATTTATTAAATGCGTAGCGGCCGAAAGACACCATTTTAGACCATATAGCACGTGCTTCGTCTTCGCCGATGGTTTTTGATGCGCCGGCCACCCACTTCTGCTCAACGCTTCTAAGTTTATGTGTCCACTTTTTAGCAACGGCCTTTCTTGTCTCTTGTGCTTCTGGTGCTGTAAAACCCGCAAGCCTTTGCCATAATTGTGTCAATTGCTCTTGGTAAACTAATTGCCCATATGTTTCTTTAAGAATATTATAGACTTCTGGGTGCATGCGCTTCTTCCAAGCCATAGTGGGATCGTCGCGGTTAGCCATGGTTTCTGGTAACGCGGCGATCGGCCCTGGATGGCCCATGGCATTTATTAACATTAAATCTTCGAAATTTCTAACACCGTGAGCTAGTAGGGACATGGCCAATTCGGTATCGAATTGGAAGATGCCATCGCATTTTTGAGTATTTGCTAGCTTTAGAGCACCATCATCATCGAGACTTATAATATGCTTAACACCGGAAGCATCGATAAAAAAGCCGGCTTTACGTTGTTTAGGATCGATGTCTTCCCAGCCCGATAGATTCTCGCCAAAATTGATGTCACGATTAAACTTGACCATCTCACAACATCTAAAAATATATTCTAAGGTTTTTAATCCTAGCCAATCCCATTTTACATAGCCAAATTTAGACAATTGTGTGCTTCTGCCCTCTGTCCACATGCTAACCCAGTAGCCTTTATTACTACTTTTGGCCATGGGTATATTACCAAACAGTGCTCTGTCTGTTATTAATAATGCGCCAGCGTGCATGCCCATGTTTCTTATTCTGCCTACTAATTTTATCGCTGATGCTATGATTTCTGGGTTTTTAGTAGCAAAATCTTTAAGAACTGGTAGTTCTTCGATAAGTTGGCCGATAGTCGGAGCGTCTGTGACGGATTGCTTACACGATGGGCATACAGCTTCGCCGTGGATAGTGCCACACTCGGTCTCAACGCCTTCCTTTAGAAATTTACCTCTGCAGACTGATATGCCATTTTCTGGTAAATCATCAGCGTGCTCTGGTAATTGTGTGGTCGTTCTTTCAGCATCAAATCTAGACATTATTCCGAGAGCTACAGAGACATCAATTATTGCAGATTTAAATTTATAAGTTTGCCATGTGCCAACGCTGCAAACAGAACCATAACTGTCTTCCGATTTTTGGCCATATTTAGAGATCACGTATTCTTTTAAATGATCTCTGGCGCCAGGCAAGCAATCTATATCGATATCCGGCATGTCAGAATCTCTGTAGATTCCTGTCGGCATTTTACCGTTGTTTTTATCTTTATATTTAAGAACATCATTAGCAGATATGCTAGTCATTATATCGCTATGATCTGTAGAAATCGGATCTTCAGCTACTATATTTAAAAGATATGGCAGTAATAAACGATTTGGATTTTTTTCAAAAGATGCGCCTTCGGTCACTAATTCTAGCCAATAGCGTTCTGCTCCTTGCTTCTCTATTTCATAAATTTCGAATTTGAGTCTGTCTTTATATATTTGTGGTTTGTCTAAAACAAATTCACCAGCCTTCTCGACGATTTCTTCCCAAGATTTAATGTTTCGCATTTAAATGGTTCGTAAGCCCAGAAGTAGAGGTGAAGCTTTTACCGCATTTTTTGCAGCTTAGCTTCTTTATATCATTTTCAATACATTTAGATTCTTCAGCTGACGGGACAGAATCAAAATCGACGACAAAAGGTCTTTTAATGGTCATTTTCTTGGTTTTTTCATCTTGATGCGTAATGGCATAGTATAAATACTGTCCCTTAGAACGTATACCTTTAATCGTTTTAAGTCTTTCTTCGTTAGATTTTAATCTTACTATATCAACAATATTTTCAGTGTGCGCTTCCATAATGATGAAAGCATATTTATCGTACTCACCTTTATGGTCCATAATTTCCTCATAATATATAGAAGATCTTAACTACGCATTCTACTAGTAAAATTATTTTAATCGATTAGTACGGTGCCGGTATCGTGATATTCTGATTTGGACATCAATAAATATTTTTTGATTTTATTAACATATTCATTGCCCAAAGCTAGCATGTTAGCATCAAAAAATACACTGTTATGACGTTGGCATATTTTAATAATACGTTTTTTTAAATCGTCGAAATAGAGTTTCTTATCGTCTGACGCGCCATATAAATCATTCGATTCAAACCCCAACATACTGATTCTGATCGTCTGATTGATATCTTTAATCGCTGATAGGCCGACGAAGATAGCTTGATACTTATATATAGTGTCATCAGTCATTTTTAATTTAAATGCGATATCGCGCCGTTGTGTCTTATTTTTTTTACCATTCTTCTTAATTAATGTAACGACAATCTTAGAATTAATTTTAGAATTATCTAATCTGTTTATTTGCATTTCTAACATATCTGGTTCCCATTTACATCTTTTATTTTAATTTCTTCAGAAAGACCGCAGAAGTTAAATAGCGTCATCGCTTTAGCGACCTCAACTACAGCTTTGTCATATTTATCTTCTAGCTTAGTAACACCTACTGACTTAACATCTATCGTATGAGAATTAAGAGCATTTCTGGTATTAAGCATTGCTGATCCTAGTACTTTAGCTGAATCGGCGGCCTCTTTTTCTAGACGATCGATGGTCTCGACAATACTTGAAATGATATTGTTTATAATGTTTATTAGCAAATCGAAAGATTCTTTTTCTATTCTGACTTTATCGTCATCTACAAGAATATCGATGAATTTTAGTGAAAAGCAACATAATGTTTCTGTTGGTTTTTGCATGACTTTTAAATGTGTTTTTAAAGCGTGCAATAAATACTTCTGCAAACTAATCTCCTTTTGTCATCTTAACATTAAGCATATAACCACCGCGGCTCGGTGCTAAAAACCTATCAAACGAAAGACCCCAAGAAAGTGGGTCAACAGATGTAATATTTAATAAGTAGCATATCAAAGAACCACCAGCGCTGCCTCTAGCAGTGAAAGGCCAGCCTTGTTCTTTGCCATATTCAATAATATTTTTAGTAATCAGGAAGTAACTAGCAAAACCTTTTTCTATGAAGCGATTTAATTCGATCTTGGCTTGGTCTAAGTACGTGACTTCTCGTCCATCGATCAAGTATTTAAGTTCGTTTTTATGGAGTCCTAGCGATATAAGCTTCGATGCGACCAAACGCCTTAATTCATTATCAGCGTCTACGATGGTCGGTATTTTAGGGTCAGTATCGAATTCGATATTTTCGCATTTGTCGGCTATTTCAAGCGTATGGTCACACATTAATTCGAATTCTCTAGCAGTATATCCTTTTGAATATTCAGTACCATTATATCTACTCCACAGTTCGCTTCGCTGTTTAAAGTATTGCTCGTCACTGTTCGTGTGGAATAAATCCGGAGAGTCAACAGTTACGTCTTGAGCTATCGCCATCATGATCTTCTGGATTTGAAAATCTTTTCTTTCCATGTAGTGCGAATCGTTTGCCAACACAGTCTTAATCTTGAAATGCTCGGCTAACATGATCGATGTCTGAAATACAAACATATCGCCTTCTACCCCAGGCATTTGTAGTTCTATGTAATAGTCCTCTCCGAACGCTTCTTTGAATTTTTTGATGTTGGCGATAGCGTTTTCTAGCCTTTCTTTTCGGCTAATTTCTCTGATAATATCGCCGGCTTTATTAACTATCGATTTAGTACGCAATTCATGACTTACTGGACCGTTAAGACAACCTGATAGAATGATAAGTCCTTCGCGATATTCGCATAGCTTCTCGAACCATATACGATTATACTGTTTGATAGATACGCCAAAAAGACCTGTCTCGTATGCTTGAGTAGTTAACTTTAGGAGATTCTCGAATCCGGTCTTGTTTTTGCAAATTACTGTAAGATGTCTATTTCTTATAATTCTTCCTGCTAACTCTGGATTCTCTTTTCTCCATTCTTGCGATCTAACATTTATTCCACTCGCTAAAAGCTCTTGTCTCTTTAGTTCGAAATCATTATAGTATATCTCACACCCAGGGATGTATTTGACACCATATTGTTTAAAAGCAGCGTAGGCTTCAGGAACACTGGCCATATGACCGTGTTCGGTAATAGCCATCGCTTGATACTTCCTTTTATAACAAGCTTCGGCATATTGGGCCGGAGAGGCTACTCCATCGAGCATACTATAAAGTGTGTGTGAGTGAAGATGAACAAAATCTGATGAGCCTTGATATTCCATATTATCTCCTATACTATGAAGATAATACAGTTTCTAATCCATTTTTCTTACCTTTTGGGGCTTTGATTTTCTCGAAAGATTGGATAATGTTAGGGTATCTAATGTTAGAAGTGTAGACTTCCTGTGTATTAAGAAACATGCTGGCAGAATTTATAAGGTCGTCGGGCGTTGCCATCTTTATGTCTACATGTTGCTCTTTTAACCGACCAAGAAAGCTATCAATAACTCTAGTCTCAGTAGGGTTCAATATAGCGATCCGGTCTCTAAGTCTTCTCAGAAAAAGCTCTAGACCTAATTCACCATTTTTTTGGCGGTGTGCTTCAAAATTATCTCTAAGATTAGGTAAAACTACTCTGTCGATTGTTTCTAAATTAAGTAATTCAACGTCATAGATTTTTAATAATCCGCCAATCAGATCATTTTTAAATAGATGAGTGACAAATTCTGATAAAAGAATGGCAAGGTCCTTTATTACTATCGATTCACGTCCTTGCAGGAAAAAATTAACAAAAAGCTTTAGATTTAAAATACCATGAGCCCATAAGGTGTTTTTAAATAACCAATCATCGATATTCTGGATCGCAAGCCTAGCTCCTGATTGATCATGTACTGTAAAATTATCCATGTCAATGATATATATAGTCTCTTTTATTAGAATAGCTACTAAACTACCATCGACATGGATTATATTCATTATTCGAACATCTCTGCTGCTGTCAAGCACCCAGCTGCAACTGTAAAGAGTGGTTTTTCAGCCACAGATACTTTATTTAAAACAAAAGGCAATTCATTATTATTAAATATTAAAGCTACGCGCTCAGCAAAGCCTTTCGGACTGCTAGTACCGCCAGCCATATAGACATTAATGCCATTTTCGATTCTTGCCTGCGCCTCATTTTCCTTAAAACCGGCGACGATACCAGACACCACTTGATTAATAAGCACATCGTAGTGCAGCGATATATCTAACTGAAGCCTGTCGGCATACTGTATGCCGGGGGTAAGATCAATGTCCATTTTCACTTTAGATACTGTTGTGGGAGTTTCTTTACTGCTCTTCTTCATGCTCTTCATGGCATGTGCATCATAACCATGCCTTATCGCTACATTCTCGTCTATCCAGTCTCCGGCCCCAACCCAGCAGAAGCTATAAACTTCTAAACCATACTTTACATATGTCACGGTAACTGTACCAGCCCCCCAACTGATGCCGATACCAGAGCCATCTGGACTCTGGTTTAGAACTATGGCATGGCTTTCTTTTATTTTTTGAAGCTTTATAGCACTCTGAGAATTATAGCTTTTAAGTATAATATCGATAACTCTCTCATGATATTCGATATTATTTGTTTTATTTAAAGCTGGAGCTGTTGTACAATAACACAATGTTAGATTGTTATCGAACTTACCAACATCTCTCTCTGCTGTTTCTAATATTCCATGTATTATACTGCTTAACACAGTCATCGACATTTCGTCTGGGGTGATGCCGCCTTCCGCCATCGGTCTTTTCATCGTGTCATTTTTAGAATAAGCTAATTCTTCGGCGTCTCGTCCCAATACGATTAGCTGATTCGATTCTTCATGTTTAAAATAATGCGCAGGTCTGCTGGTGCCATCGGAACGGACTTTAGTCGGATCTTTAAGCATGTTTTCTATAAATGATGTAGCTCTTTCGAAAGGCCAAAACCCATTTATCTCAGAAATATAATTTATATCTCCGTTCTTGTTCTTAAAAGAAGCAACGATAGTTTTTGTGCCAATATCAAGCCCAAGATGCGGCATAGTAGGTTTCCTTTCGAGAGAAATTAGATCGCCCATTCTATATACTTCACCATCTTTAGGTAAAGATTTTAACCTAGGTTGGGTCTCAAATATCCCCAACACTAAGTCTTCTTTTGTCTTAACAGCTTCGTAATATTTCTTATCATATATAGTTTTATGATATTCGGCATATTTTTCATCTGGAATTATTTCTCCAGAATATAATTGTCTTATTACTTCTGGCTTTTCTATTAGCTCTTTTTGCTGTGGTTTAGGTATAATATTTTCTATTTTTTGGAGTCTTTCTTCTATTTTAATTGGCGCTATAGCAGGTATGACATGAACAGGCGCCTTAATAATTAGCTCTGGAACTTTTGGTTTCTGAGTAATCAATTTTGAATCATTAACAAGCTTTTTTATAGAAAAATCATGGATCATTTTGATCGGTTTTATTCCCAAAACCACCAGCTGACTTTGGTGGTTTTTTTAAATTCGGCGCTATAGAGAATGGATCTAAATCGGGGACTTTAAGTGGTTCAAATTTTTTTATGGATTCTTTTTCATTAGATACTTGCTGATAACCGACAGTTTGTTGATCAATATGTTTTGTTGGTTTATTCTCAGTATTTATGATCTTGTTTAGTAATATGGTCGATTGCACCAATAATATCATAATAAGCGACATCATAATTATCAACATCGATACGAGTATTAATGTAGTAATATCAGACATAATGATTCCTCATCAGTGATACGCCGAGAGATTCTGCTAACTCGCCAAGATTCCCTAATAAATTTAATGAATTCACATAGTCTTCACGATGGTATTCATTTTCAGCAATATAATACCCATTATTGTAATAGCTGCTGGTAATATGACTTTTACCCTTCGACCATTTGAAGTCCGCCCCTAGTATTTGGATCCTCTTTGGTTTAGCTGATATTAGCATATGAGTCAAACAAATAAGAGGGTTATTGTCAAGAAAATAAAGACCTGTGGTCATTATGCTGTTTTTATCTGTAGTAGTGTCGATAGCGGCTACCTTATTTGTGACATCTCTCAATAATACGAATTTATTTTGCATTTTATCATATATATAATCAGGTGCTATCAAAGACTGCTTATTGTATGTGCTCAGTAGATCTGATAATATGTGTAACTCCTGAGTAAAAACGAAGTCACATTTAAAAATCCTGCCAGTAAAATCGATGCCTATAACATAGTCATAGTGAAAAATATTGATTGGCGCTATATCTTCTAGAGAGACGCCTGGATATAAAACCACGATATTTTTGTCGCGGAATTTTCTTTTTAGGTCTCTGTTTATTATAAAATTTGGGAAAAACCGAGCATAATAGTCATCTAACATCATATAATTGCCAATGATGCGTTTTCTATCTGTCATCGGATGGGATAAAGTATCAACAGTCATATCAAAGCCATATTGTGATCTTAAGTATTTTAAGTTTTCATCGTTCTTAGAGAATGCTTTAGAATCTGTTTTTATAGGTAAAGAATCATAAAAATGAATCTTGCTCCCTCTTCTAACTAGATCTATCGATAATGCTATAGCTGTTTCAGCCCCTAAAACTAGAGGAATGTCAAAGCCTTCAACATGTCTAAAAATATTTATATCAAAAATGAAAGCTGATGGATTTAAGATGGTTAAGTCAGTAGTATTATCTTTCTCTCTAATTATCTTAAAATCTGGATCAAAGGTAAGTCTTCCAGTTCTAGTGTTGTCGATATCACAGTTAAGGTCTATATCGATTATCGTAGAATCTATAGATACAATGTCAGATTTATTGGTAGCGATAAAGTTCAATACGCTTTCATAAAACCCTGGCAAAAAGTAAGCTGAACCGTTTATGAACAGTACAAAATTAGATACTCGGCTATTGATAATGTGGTTTAATGATGCTGAATTAGTTGCAGTATTATCCTTCAATTCCATGAACTGTATGCCATTTAGAACCATATTAGGCTTATGGTCAGTTTTGTGAATTACAATTATTTCTTGGCGCTGTTCTTGGCCGAACACTGATAATATGTTAAAGATGCTTGTATAGTCTATTTTTCCATCGAAATATTGAATTATGGTTAGCACTGTTCAACCTAGTAGTAAGCTACTTTAAATGTTATAGTCGGTATGGCGAAAGCGCCTGAGAAATCCGAACTATTTACCCCATTGGGATTATATCTTGACCATAATTTCCAATCGAAAACTACGCCGATGCGATATTCACCATATATTCTAGGTATTTCTACAGTACTTATTTGGGCTAGATCGGTGTTGCATGACTTGTTTCTTGATCTGATATATTGTAAACATTCTGTATTACCATCCCAAGAAGGTAATATATTGTTCGATGAATCTGCCCCAAAATCTCGACATTGTATTCCGCTTTGTGTAAAATATATCGTATCTGTGTTCTTCAAAGGTTGGACTTTACAATAAGTGCTTGTATTCAGGACAAGTGCCCAGTTATAAAATGGATAAGTGATGTAGGCGCCAGCTAGATGGCCAAAATAATTCCACGAGGCCTTAATAGACGCAGAGACTGACAATACCTTCATAATATTCTTATCATGGCCGATAGCGGCCTTTATATCTTCTTCATTTAAATTAACGGTTGTCCAAAATTCTGCGTATTGGGAATTGCTTATATATTGGTTAGCCGTCCATTGTGCTGAAGTTATGGAAGTTGAATTATTTCCTAGCGTATATGCGCTGTTTGAAAGAGGGCCAGTGAGTGTTGGCGCCAAAGCATAACTTATACCTCTACTAGAGTAGTCATATATTTTTTCAACAATCGCTTTAGGAGTATAATCAAAAACCTCATATTGAAAATTTGCTAATCTAGCTTTTTTTGTTTCTACTGCCGATTTTATTTCTGCTTCTGTCTTTGCTTCGCTTATATTCGACATAGCGCAGCCTTTTGGAATATCGGATAACACATAGCCAGTTCTTACCTTACATGTCTGGTTTTCTTCGATTTTATCGAATGAAAACATATAATCAAGATAGCTATTCGACCCGCTTATCGATAATTCGTAAAATGATTGGCAAATCAAGATCCTGCCGTCTGGGCTGACAGTGGCCTTAAAAGGAATAGTACCATCCGCTGTTGAACAGGCCTGTGTAAAGTTAGAGAATCCATTGCAAGGAGAAATTTCACTTAAAGCTAAATTTATAGTGTAGGCTATTTCTTCAGAAGTATATTTTTTGTTAGTGAATTTAACAGCAAGAATACCAGAGTAGACAGGTATCACTAAACCATCTGGAGCATCGCTGTTATAAATGATAGTACTTTTATTATACATCTTAATGAAGATGATGGGGTTCGTCTGACCTCCTAAGTCCCACACCCCCCTTTGGTGAATCGTATTTGGAGTATAACCATCACAACACGTAATGTAGCCTAAAGTGTTTAATGTCTGAGATTTAGAAGTATTGTTAGGAAAGATACTTGGACACATAACATTACCCAAGATCGAAGTAGAAAAGCCAAATCCAGAATTACAAATGTTTTGGTTCCCGAAATCGGTATTACCAATTCTAGACAGCGGAAAGATAGAAGCTGACGTGATGGCATTCGAAGATAAATTAGATCGCTGAGCATCAAATTGCCTTGTATCACCGCCAACCACTAAAAAGTCTACTGCGGCTTCTTCATCTGGATTAGACGTGCATCTGTCTGCGGTTAATACCAGCCTTAGATCAGAACTAACAGAAGCTCTAACAAATACTAATTGTGAATTTATAAAATCTGCGATTTGCGTGACGGCTGTCACTTTACCAGCTAAAAATGAAAAATTAAGCTCTTGCCAGCGGCCATTAGCAGCATCCTCGAGCAATGGCCCATTACTTCTAGATTGTAACTTAACCGACATTTTAAAGAATGGTATAGAAAAACCAGAGGAATAATTGCTAAAATCGAAAACACCGGCTGTGGATGTAATAAGTGGATAGTCATTACCAGCATAAGATGAGGTCTGATATCCAAGTATAGATGCATAGTATTTGTGTGGTCCATACTTCATAAATTTAAGCTCTTTTAAGGATAAGGGTCTTCGAATGTAATTTCTATCTGGCCGCTCCCATTATTGCGGCCCGGCGAACCAATAGCTGTAATCGTCTTATACCCGAATTTAGTCGCCCCTGTTGTCGTAAAGAATCTATCGCTGGCTCTATCGCCTGTCTGGTCATTATTCTGCGGCGATTCTGGCCTATATGTTTTTAGTAATGTTGTACCATCTGATGAGTAAACATATATCGCTCCTACAAGTTCTTTAGTGCCTTGGTATGGCGAACGGGGCGCCGTAATTACGATATTGGCCAATCCATCTCTAGTAGTTTTTATCTCTCTACCAAAACCAGAATCTTTACCGTCAGGCGCCACAATAATACCGGTCGCTTCAAATGGTGCAGTGCTAGGCCCAGTTTTAGCGTACATTTTTACCAAGCCAGTGTCTGTTCCGACAGCGAGTGTCATAATTGACGTGTCAGGATTGATATAGATCTTAACAGCAGTTCCAAAGCTTTCTGTAACAGTATCACCCATCAAAATGTATGTGTCTGGTGTCGCTGGGTCACGTTCATCTACACGCCAGATCCATACTAATCCCTTTCCATCGTAAGCTTTAGGAGCTCCCACAGCGATCCATCTATTACCTATAGTGCCTAATATGCTAACAGAATAACCAAATAATGGGTATTTTAATTTAGCCTTATCAACTGTCGCTGTTAGGAAGTCAGCGCCCTTAAAGATCGAAGCGGTAGTGTTATCCCAGCCAGCAAAACTAGCATCTTTGGTTACGTCTCTAGTATAAAGCTCTATTGCGCCAGTCCCGTTATTAGAAAACAATGAACCAACTATGAAAGAAATACCGTCTTCACTCATCGCGACGCTAGCTTTTCCTGTAACAGGCCCATTTGTCCCTGTGGCGTTTGATGAAAACAATATGCTTCTATCATACGGAGGACCAGCAAGCCACGCTTCGTGCCATTGGCCAGGGCCACTATTGCCAAAACCTTCGTCTAGACGCCTAAAGATACCTAATAAATTGGCGTCAGTTCCGTAAATGTTAGTGATTTGTCCTAGACATTTTGAATCTGTTACGTATGAACCAGGTATAGGAAGATTAGTTATAGGATAAGTAGCGGTTGGCACGTTACTATAGAGGCTTCGTTGCTCTAGTTGGTTAAAGAATCGATTGCCCATTCTAGCATAAGTGCATTTGCCAAGCACAACACTGCCACCAAGGCTCGCATCTAAACGTCTACCCCAAGTACAAGTAAAAAATCTGCCATCTGGGTTCATTTCTACTTGGCCACCAAACCAACCAGTGCCGGTCGGCGCAGTGATAATTTGTTTATTACTTTGGTTAAACAAAACCGATCTCAACCCGCCATTTATAAATGATCTTATAAATACACTACCATCTCTACTAACTGATTGGTCGTTACCTACAAAAAAGACTGTATAGTCCTTAGAGCCAGTAGAGCGGTACTTTTGATCTGCGACAGGGATACCACCATATCGTAAATCATAATAAAAGGTCTCATTGTTTACATTGTTCGGAGCTGCACTTTGGTCAGAAACTAACTGATATCTATCGGCTGCGCCTTTTGTTAAATAGTTAGCACCTGCAGCAAGTGATTCTACCCCATTAAGTGTTTCATTCTTTAATATCGCGCTCGGGGTTGTGATGATATAGTATGGGACAGATAAAGATTCTAAATAATATAAGCCATAGTCTAACATTGCTACTTTACCATCGCCGCTTAGGCCAAAAATCGGAGTATTGGTTATGGCGCCCGCAGCTAAGGTTAAATGGTTAGTCAGGACAAAATTCGTCGATAGATTAGGTCTCTTATATAAGAATGATAATAAAGTGTTATAACCATAGCTCGCCAATAGTCGAAGACCATCATCGCTTATAGATAATGAAATACCGAATTCTCCGTAATTCATAGATTGAGGAAAGGTACATAATGCTAAACCAGTCCTAACCCATGTTTCACCTGTACCAGTGTCATTATACTGATAAACGGCAATATTACCAGCATATGTGGTTATTGGATCGTTAGTCGTTCTTTTACCGTCACTCCCTATCGGTTGTACTTGTATGTAGGGAGTCTCGTTTGTGTTGTTATTAGGATAAATAAGATCACTACTTTGATAGAAGCCAGTTAACCACGGAGCTGTATTAGTAACGTCTTCTATATAGATTACACCACCTTTAATCGTGCCATTAATCGCCTTCGGATTTATTAATATAATCTCTACTGCGCCGTTCTGATAGCGACGAAGAAGCGATGCACTTACTCCACTAACCCCTAGGTATGTTCCTCCGGATGTATAGATATTTATTATTAATGTGTTAGCGCTGGTCTGTACGCCAGTATAAAATGGATAGGTCCAATCATCAAATTGCCTTGTATTGTCTCCTGGCGCGATGGAGTTAGGAGAAACTGTCGCTACAGTACGACCATCAGGGGTGCAGCATATACGAGTGCCCCAAGTTGTGCCGAGATAAGAATAGGCACTTTTTGTAGTTATTTTCATGTCTGGAGTAATCGGTAATTCGCTGTCGTAGACGTATTGGCCTCCAGTATAATTAAACACCATGATTGCGCCAGGGCTATTAGGCTGACCAATAAATATTCGATTTCCATCATGTGAAATGGCTAAGCCTTCGCCAAAACCCAAAAATGGTATGCAACCGACTACTAACGTTTGGCTGCTTGTTATTGGCCTGCTATTTGGTGGTCTAATATCTGAAATTATATCGATTATTTGATATCTTGCGCCTATTGTAAATCTGCCATTTAAATCATAGTTGAATGTTATGTAGTCGCCCTTATTAAACACGGTGCCGCCTTGGTCGCCATCCATAAGTATAGGATAGGCAGTAGTGTTAGTCCAGTAAGTAGTATTACTGCCGTTGCGTGCACCAGAGTCTATGACACCTATAGATGTCGATTTTTTTGCCTTATTGGTGGTTGGTAAAACAGTCTCGATGACGACCTGATTTGCACCGGAGCTAGGTACAGGTATAGCAATGGAGTCATATCTATTCAGATTTTTTATATAGCACTTCGTAGCGCTCTGGTTTGGAGAGTAAACCTTTTGAATATAATTCCAGATTTTATTAGAATCTCTTTTGTAGATGTAAACCGCACCACTCTGTTCTCCAGCGCTGTTAAGCGCTATTGGCGCGCCGACCAATAAAGTCATTCCATCGCCGCTTACAGCAATTGTTTTACCATAATTTTCATCAGCATAGTTAACCTTAAATTCTCCATTGTCAGCTGGGAATGACTTAAGCGTGCTTGGTATTGGCGTTGGCGTTGGCGTTGGCGTTGGCGTTGGCGTTGGCGTTGGCGTTGGCGTTGGTGTTGGTGTAGGTGTAGGTGTAGGTGTAGGTGTAGGTGTAGGTGTAGGTGTAGGTGTAGGTGTAGGTGTTGGAGTAGCGGTTGGTGTTGGAGTAGCGGTTGGTGTTGGAGTAGCGGTTGGTGTTGGAGTATTAGTTTGCACTATAGTAAATCCAGCCTGATAATAAGGCGTACCGTTTACCGTTATGATGGCTTGGCTTGCTCTAGGATCAGTATAATCTATAATGAATGTGTCTGGGACAGCGACAGTAGTCGTATGAGAACTCTTATATGATTCGATTTTTAGCTCTTGTGCCACCCTGTCGATTCTGTTAGCATATCCGGTTATATTATTACCAGCAAAAGCAATGCCTATTATTTTTTCCACTCCACCGATCACAGCTAACACCGGAGATCCAGAATCACCACCGGCTATAGGCCAATAGGATGCATCAGCATTTTTAAAGACAATATTATCGCTCCAGGTGTTTGTTGATGTTCCATCAAGGTTTCCGACTGTAATTGTAGCGCCAATGCCCGTTATTATTAACTTGCAAGCAGCAGTTTGGGTAAATCCTTTAGGTCCTGTTGTACGGCCTGTGCTATAAATCGTCGTAGTATTGGCATTCGCTAAAAGGTCATTAATCTCACTCGATGTGGCAAATTGTGGTATCGGTTTAGCCGTATAATTATCGCTGCCGATTGGACGCCAAGTGTTATAAGATGAAGCAACATCGATATAAGAATTATTTGGAATATAGATAGCACCGTCTACATAATTTATACCAGAAGTAACTGGAACATACCTTTTTAACCTACCTACTAAATTAAGACCATTAGATCCATTTAAGGCAGTAACACTAGGCGGGTACTTTTTCCCGTCCACGACCCAAGGTAAATTTTCATATATATTATAAGGATCCTGAGTTTCTAGTGCTATGTCCCTGTCTGTAGCTATATTTCTTCTGTCAATTGCAACGTGGCTGTTTGTAAGGCCTACGACTCTAAAATCTATACTATCGAGACAGAACATACCCAAGGTCCCAACACCGAATGAATAACCTGTCTGGCCGTTACTAGTCACGGCTGTCCAACCAGTAGGGAATTGGATTAATTCCTGCCCGCCTTTCATTGGTAAAAGAAGTGGAGTGTCATGTCCTTGTAGCCGTAATATATTGGGATCGGTGCCTACATATGAAGTCAGAGGTGTAGAACTCATGTTAGGATAACAAGGCATTAACTTTATAGGCAGAGCCTCAACGACATCAGTAATAATATCGACGCCATCTACTGTAATCGTAGAAGGTAAAACATCTGATGGTTTAAGTTCATTTTTATTCTTCTTCTTTAGCACATTAAAAACAACACCTATTTGGCCGGTATTATTTCCGCCTTTATGCTTATGCCCAAGACTAACACCATGAACGTCATCAGGTGTTATGTCATAGAGTTCTTCTAATTTTATTCTTATACTATCAGTAAGCCTCATGGTTTTCCTTCTTTATTTCCACGCTGTGTAAAGTACTTTTAATTTTGATGTCGTTGGCGTTGGTGTCGGTGTCGGTGTCGGCGTTGGCGTTGGTGTCGGTGTCGGCGTTGGTGTCGGCGTTGGTGTCGGCGTTGGTGTCGGCGTTGGTGTCGGCGTTGGTCCAGAACCGCAATTAGGGTCAAATGTGACAGTATATGTAGCAGTCGATCCTGTCGGTAATGGCATTATCGATGCGCCGCCGGTCGATATTATACTCCTAAGATAAGGAAAAACAGCAGGAACAGTTACCAACCCAGGAGATGCACTAACTAAACAATTGCCATCTAGGCATTTTATTCTCATCCTCTTAATGGTTTTAGACCCACTAATTATCTTTTCAATATTAGTGATTAAATACTTACCATTATATGGGTCTGTAATGCTATCTAGTTTCACCTCTATCGTGTCACCGATATAAAATTGAATACCGTTAGCATCGGTTATAGTATCGATCTTAGCGACATTATCGAATATAGTCATACATAAACCAGGGCCAACCGGTATTTGCGGTTTAACGAAGTCCTTCGCCAGTACGTATCCATTTCTTTCTGGCGACCCATGAGCTAATACAAAGGCACCATTTATAGACCCAAATCCGATCTGAACAAAACTAGATGAAAAAGTATCTGAAGCATTATTATTATCGATAATGCTATAACCATAACCATAAACATTTCCGCTCTTAAATACGACCAGACATCCTGAAGTATTAGGTTGATAATCTATCACACCAGATTCTGGTAAATCTAATTTAATTGGTACGTAAGAGTTTCGCGGTAAACCGGTCTGACCAACAAAACCGCCCCAAAATAGCAAATCACCGTCACGAGTTAAAGCCATGACATTCGTTTTGGAAGTACGTACACCAAACCCAACACCAGCTCCCAAGCCTATACCAGATACTCCAGGTCCAGCACCAGATCCTATGGTCTGCACTGGAATCGGATTATACATTGGGATTACTTTATTGGTTGTATAGCCCTCTTTCTGGTTGATGCCTAGTACACCACATTTGTTCTCACCAATAACATGCAGGCCGCCGGAAGCATCCACGATTATCAGCGCGGAATCACAAGCATATATCTGCTTGTATGATGGGTCGCTAGCTATTAGTGTGGGCTTATATAAATAAGCGATTCCATTAGCATCTGTTCTTTCATAAGTAGTATCAGAAGTCCACTTTAGACTTACGCCAAGGTATGACTCCATGCTGTTCTTACCAACGTAGTATATCTCACCTAGATTGGTTAGAAACGCTGTAAATCCGTTGCCTGGGGCTATTTGGTTATAGCTAACTTTTGATAGTTTAGGTAAGAATTCTGCCGTGACTCTGGTTGGCTCAGCGATAGTTTGGCCTTTTTTGTCGTGGCATGCCTCGCTGAATGTGTCTATACCCCAGGTATAAAGATCACTATTTCCATCGATAGCGTAAGCCATGCTACCGAATGTGTTAACATATCTCCACATGCCAGGCGCAGCAACCAATGGGTTAACTTTACCATCGATTCTTAACATTTGGGTAGAGTTATTCGGTCTTCCTGCCCAATAGCCTGAGCCATAAAGATACCCATCAAAATTCGGCATGCCGCTGCTAGGTGGATTAATTAGCAGCATTCCGCTTGAACCAGATACCAAATGATTTATACCAAAACTGGAAAAAGTATCACCATACCAAATATTACATTTTGCGGGTGGCGTTGGAGTTGGAGTAGTAATGACAGGATTACACACAATAGTGTGCACGCCATCTTTAATATCAGAAATATAATAAAAAGTATTGATCCAATTTGATGGCGGATTCGAGTCTACACCGCCCGGGAAAGCGAATACTATTTTATCGCCAATAGCAAATGGAGTGCTAGTAACTATAGTTCCATTAGAAGCATTTTCCCTCCAGAATTCTCTATAGTTATCTTGTCTTGGATTATAATATAGATTAAGCGTCCTTATGATATACACGCTGGCTGAAGCGGTTATAGATGCTCCAGAGTTAACACTTGTTATTAGATCGCTATCGAAAGATTGATTGCGTATACCAACATATCCCCATTTGCTAAAGTCGCAAGTGACAGTAGATGTTGGAGTTGGGGTCGATGCACCGCAGAGTAGATTTATAAAATAAACTGGGTCTCCAGTTGTTTGGGTAGTTTTTAACTCAGCGCCGCTAGAAGATACTAAGGTGCGCCCAGCTAATAAAGGAACGTGTAAACTACCTTCACCCCAGCCAGTAAAGCACCCAAATGATAAACATTCAACATCCATCGTATTATTAGAAATACCAATAACTTTGAATGTACCATTTGGGTTAGGCCAAGACGCATCTATAGCTGGTATCCCAGAAAGCGTTAAAATATCTCCAACAGCAAACGACTTACCATTGCTTCCAACCAATGTAAGATCTTTACTATTATATATTGTTATAGATATTCTGTTTATAGTAGAGGTACAATTAGAGGATGGTGTAGGTGTCGGCGTCGGGGTTGGCGTTGGTGTTGGTGTTGGTGTGGTGACAGGCGGATTACACACGATGGTGTGAACGCCGTTCAGGATTTTAGTAATATAATATTCTTTATTTTCATAGCCTTGTGGTGGGGTTGATAATTGGGCGAAGGTTATTACATCCCCGACAGAGAAAGGAGTAGCTAGTATTGGCTGGATCGAATTCGCCGGCATCTGCCAAAATTCCCTATAATCATATTGGATAGGATTATAGTAATTAACCAAAGTTAATTTGATAATAGTACCATTATTAAACGTATTGATAGTCGCGCCAGTTTTAACGCAATTGATTATTTGATTACCAGTATTAAAAAATGCTATAGGCCATGACAAAAAACAATTAGTGGCAGTAGGGGTAGGGGTAGGAGTCGGCGTAGGCGTAGGCGTAGGCGTAGGCGCTGGAGGTGTGCCGGCGAGCACAGCTGCGGCCAAACCGGTTCTGGGGGTGCCGACGCTAGCCGTATCTGTCGCCACAACACCAGCGCTTGTGACCTGATTAGTCATACTAACGCAATTGTTGTTATTAAGGAGGCCAAAGCCGAATAGCGCTTTGCCTCCGCCATACCCACTAGCTGCTAAGCCAGATCTAGCAGTCCCTATACCGGCCGTGTCAGTGGCAACAACACCAGTATTAGATACAACATTGGTAACATTAAGGAAAGCTGAAACGTCGGTTACACCAAAGCCAAATATTGCCTTGTCTACACCATATCCAGCAGCAGCTAAATTAAATCTTGCAGTTCCAGCACCAGCCGTGTCCGTCGCCACAACACCAGTATTTGAGACTAAATTAGATATGTTAAACGCTGGATCGAAGCCGACAACATTGCTAATACCATAGCCAAAAATCGCTTTGTCGACCCCATATGCAGCAGCTGCCAAGAAGCCTCTGCCTGTTCCTACGCCAGTTTTGTCTGTTGTTACTACGCCCGCATTAGAAATGAGATTGGTAATACTTTGACTTGGATGCCCATCGCCAAAACCGACTATTGCTTTGTCGCCACCATATCCTGCAGCTGCTAAACCAACCCTAGCAGTGCCTAGGCTTAACATGTCGGCAGACACAACACCAACGTTAGAGACAAGATTTTTGGTGTTTACAATTGTTCCACTTCCACCGATAGAGTAAGTGCCAAAGCAAAATATGGCTTTATCTCCACCGTACCCAGCGGCTGCTAGACCAGATCTAGCCGTACCAACACCTACAGTATCAGTAGCAACTACACCAGTATCAGTGACCTGATTTGTAGCACTAAAATAGGCATTTTTAATCACGCCATACCCAAAAATAGCTCTGGCATAGCCACTTGGTATAGGTGACGGAATTGGTGTTGGAGTAGGCGTTGGTGTTGGAGTTGGTGCTATATTCGGAGTGGGTGTTGGGGTAGGCGTCCAAGTAGCATCGATTCCAGCTGCAGCAAGTGACCACCTTGATGTGCCGACACCAGCAGTATCAGCAGCAACAACACCAGTGTTAGAAACAAGGTTTGTTAAACTTACAGTAACATTAGCAGAAGTCACCCCAAAACCAAATGTCGCTTTTCCACCCCCATATCCAGCAGCTGCTAAGCCTAATCTTGGTGTGCCGACACCTGCGGTGTCGGTCGCAACCACACCAGTGTTAGAGATAAGATTAGTTTTATTAACTAAGATAGTCGGTAAGCTAGCCCCGTAGCCAAATATGGCCTTATCCCCACCGTATGATGCAGCAGCCAGACCTGTCTTGCCTGTGCCTGCGCCGGCAGTGTCGGTCGCTACTACGCCTACATTAGAAACTAGATTTGTCAATGTTACAACTAGTTGTATGTCCGATCCTGGGGCGGTATCTAAACTACCAAAACCGAATATAGCTTTATCGCCACCGTACCCAGCGGCCGCCAACCCAGCCCTTCCTGTGCCTACACCTAAAGTATCGGTCGAAACAACGCCGACATTTGAAACAAGATTCGAAACATTAATATATGGTAACAAAGCAGTTATAGATCCAAAACCAAATATGGCTTTGTCTATACCATATCCGGCCGCTGCTAATGATCTGGCTGTACCAACACCAGCTGTGTCGGTAGCGACAACACCAGTGCTAGAAACGAGATTGGATATATTATAACTTATTCCTGATCCAGATGATCGGCCATATCCAAATATTGCTTTACTGCCCCCATATCCGGCAGCTGCTAAGCCTAATCTAGGTGTGCCGACACCAGCAGTATCAGCAGCAACAACACCAGTGTTAGAAACAAGGTTTGTTAAACTTACAGTAACATTAGCAGAAGTCACCCCAAAACCAAATATCGCACGGTTAGGGCTGCTGGTAGGTGTGGGTGTAGAACCACCGGAACTTAAACCACAAGTATTACAAGTGATCAATTGAGCTATACCATTTATAGTAAATGGATCACTTGCGCCAGCGGGAAGCGGGGCGGTCCTAGATACAACCGCATCTAGCGTTAAACTATTAATGAAATAAATAGTACGGTTTATAAAAGTAGTAGCGTATAACTGACTGTTATAACAAAATAAACCAGAGAAAACATTGCCTGTATTCAATTTAGGCAATTGTTTAATATTCCATAATGTGCCGCCTAAAGTATATTCAGCGATCCAAGAGTCTAAGTTATTATTGATTACTAATGTGGTAAATCTGTTAGTATTCTGATTATATAATATTTCGCCAAAGTTATCAGTCTTCCATGCGCCCGAATAACTTAAATCGAACAATTTGGTGACTATAGCCTGATTAGTTGAGATATCGATTTGAAATAAAGATTTTGATCCTAATAATAATGTGTTATCAGATTTATAACAAAATCCTTCCAAAAACCATGCGCCATTAGCGACAGAAAAATCTAGACCTGGGTATGAGGTAGGTGTGCCTAATATAAAAATCCGGGCGGGTGTCTTAGAAATAGAAAAAGGGGTTAAACCTATATTATATTCATCAATCCGATAATACATCGGCGAAGCATTTAGCTGGACGCTTAAAGTCCAGAATTTAAAATTAGACATGGTACTGTCTATTACTGTCCATCCGCTAATAGTCAGATCAGCAATATTCGTCGTGGTGTTAAAACCATAGTCATAATTCGACAGGGCTCCTCGCCCATTTGCTGAAAAAATGATTTGGCAAGCTATATTAACTGGTGTTGGTGTTGGTGTTGGTGTTGGTGTTGGAATCGGTGTTGGAATCGGTGTTGGGATCGGTGTTGGGATCGGTGTTGGAATCGGGCTTGCAACAGGTGGAGGAGTCGTGCAACCGATAGAAACGGGCCTCCAAACCACCGTGCCATTCTCTTCAAAAGCGATATACTCGCAACTACCATTACAACCTGGCGAACAAGGACCAGAAAAGCTAGTACCGGGTTGAATGTTCTGATCATTTACCGGCACACCATCTAATGGACAAATTAAACAATTGACCGGAGACCCTGGCGTTGCGATCGGAGTGTTTAAAAATTCGATTCCACCGAAAGCAACAGGGTTAGCAATCTGAACCAAGTCTGGATCGCTTACAAATAATTCTTTCGATCCTGTACCCAGCTGATATTCTATACCATTATAACCCCATGCTAATAATTTAGCGCAAATCGTTTTTGTAGTATAAGTCGGAGTAGGCGTTGGAGTCGGAGTCGGTGTGGGTGTTGGCGTTATAAAAGGACAAGCCAAAGAGACTTCAACGCCTTCCCATAATGGATTAAGTAAAGTCCCCTTTTTAGCTGTAATAGCCGTAACCACGTAGTCAGCAGTATTCGACACACCACCTACTATAGTGATAGTCTCGTTTTGTAGAAAATTTCGGCCGTTTGATAGACCGCCATAAAAAGAATTCTTTTTCGTTAGAAAAACACTAAAGTCAGTGATAACTGGCGCGCAAGCGGCTATATGTAAAACATTACCATTTGCATCTACTTGAGTGCCTTTATAATATAAATCAATGCTTCCAGTATTCGTGCTGTCAGGGATGCCAATAGTAACGGGTCCTGAACTCTGTTTAACGTTTTTTACTCTTATCAATTCATTTATAGTAAACGCATAACTATTATTCAGCGCCACGCCGTTATTAAAATAAAAAGTTGAATCGTCTGGACAAATAACATATATCGGCGTGCCGCTTGCGCTAGAGACTATAACACCAGAGGATGCGCCTTTAATTTCACCACCGACGTCGACAGTAAACTTCGTACTAGTACCACGTGGTGGAGGTGGTGCAGTGGTGTTTCCTGAGATGTACCAGCCAATAGAACACGGTGTGGTAGTGCTTGCACTAGTCACAACAGCACCAGAAGTTTTACCAGTTGCTACTACATTGACGTAAGGCGTATCGCTACCACTAGGCCAATTTTGAAAACACGTTAAATCGGGATTAACATAAGGCGGTGGTGAAGCATCGCAAAGAGACACAGCAATATTGGCGAGATTTCCGCGTTCGGCCGTTGATGAAAAAGCCATAAATCGGTTATTTCCAAAAGCCACATCAGCATTGCTTATTATTAGCTGATTGCCGGCGTTGCGAATATACCAATTATAACCATCCGCAGAAACAGCTTCTATAGTATCTGTAGAAGTAATAAGGAATATGCTAGCCCCATATACAATCCGCTTCCATTGAACTGGGGGCGTCGCTCTAGGAGTAGGTAGTAAAACCTTTGTCCATTTTTTAGCATCCAAAGACACCGCTACATAATTAGCATCAAGAGCACTAGGTATCGCTATAAATACGCCACTACCATAGGTAATGTCTACCCAAGGGTTTATCTTGACTGGTAGATTGAAAGTGTTCCAATTAACGCCATCAGAAGATACCATCGCATAGCCGGCGTTAACTAAAGTTCCATTTGCTAATTCTTGTGAAGCTAATGCCACAAAAACGCCATTTGCGAAAATCAACTCTGACCATATAGCAAAATTCGGTAGTGTCATCTGCGACCATGTCGCGCCATCGTCTACAGAGTATGCACCGATATTAGAAAAGCTTAAGGCTACATATTTCCCAGCTCCATAGCATATTTGGATCCAATTTTTATTAGCAGAGCTTGGGAGCGATGGTAAGGTAGAGAATATCTGCCAAGTCTTACCACCATCTATAGACCTAGCTATCTCTTTTTCTTCCGACAATAAAAGGTATGTCTTATCAGGACCAACAGCGATATCTTTCCATACAGTTGTTCCAGCAGTGGCACCACCATAGACATTAAAAGGTGACCAAGCAATGCCATCATCAGTTATCTGGAGGGCAGAAGTGGTAGTATTGAGCAATATAAAGTTAGAGCCATATGTAAAGAGCATATCGGCATAAGGAGACATTCCACTAATAGCACTCACAAAATCCGGAGCTTTACTAGCAGTCCAAGTTGTAAGACAAGTAATCGCTGAGCAATTTGATATGGAGGCCTTTGCACCCGTTACGTCACCACTAAAAATGGCCAAAAAGGTGTTGTTGCCTCTAAAGAAATTTAAAAAACTGATGCCGGGCGTCACGCTATTATAAGTCAATGTGGATATCAACCAATTAACACCATCAGTAGAGTGGATGATGTCAGAATCAGTCACACGAGCTGGTACTTTTTTAGCCGCGACAAAAGCCGACCCTAAATATGAAGCTGAAGCAGTCGAAGCGCTTTTAATTATGCTTAGGGCTGTGACGTTACTTGGTAGAATTATGTCTTGCCATTTTGCCGGAGATCCGGTTTTAACAGCCGCGCCATTGTCTAAAGTAATTGCGACGATTATGCCGCTGTTACCCTCAATGCCGATCCATTTATCAGATCGTGAGAATTTCTCAACAATCCAGGTTACGCCATCTATCGATGTTAAATATGAGTCATAGGCAGAGCCATCAGAATTTTTGCCAATTAGATAAAATTTATCACTATAGCTAACAGTAGACCAAACATTGTTTTGTATTACCGGCAGATTAATCAGTGTGAATATAAGCATGGTCGCATCAACGGGATGAGTGCTATGCTTATACACTTTGCCATCCGAATGGATAGCAACTATTATAATCGAAGCTGGATTCCAACTAATTGATACGATATTTAAATTTATACCAACTTGTGTAGAATCAAACGGCTTAGTCCAAGTAACGCCATCGTCGGTAGACTGGCGCACGACGCCAGACGTGCTATAAATAGCAACCGTCGGCAGTGTCCTATCAGCGAAAAATGCGATTTTATTCCAGTATCCTGTTGTTAACGCGGGTAATGTAAATGAAGTCCACGTTTTACCCGATGTGCTCTTATAGCCAACATCAGTAGTAGTTGTATTTCCATAAATATCATTATGTGAAATAGCATAATAATATAGGCCGTAAGTAGCAGTATCAACAATCACCCTATCTGACGGAATATCAGATCGTTCCCATATATATCCACAAATATTAGTGGCGGGCGTTGGAGTAGGTGTTGGTGTTGGTGTTGGTGTTGGTGTTGGGGTCGGTGTTGGTGTTGGTGTTGGTGTAACAGGAGTGCATGATAGAATCGCGGCTTCTCCTGGATATCTAATCCCGAGACTTGCAGCTTCGACTATCTGAGTGATATAATATGTTCCACTAACATTCCCAAAGCCACCGACACCCTGCCACATATTAGGCAAAGTAATAGAATTTCCAGCTTTTAAACCTTTTACTCTATTAATATAATTCGGAAAATCAATTTTATCGTTAAAAGTGATGCTATATATATCCCTAGTGGTAGAATACGATAAAGTAGTTATTTCTGGGTTAGTAAACCCAGAAAGATTAGAAGTGATGACTCCAGAAAAATAGCCAGATTGACTCTGTTTATTCCAAGAATCAAAACATGGGCCATTTGGAGTTCCTAAACATTCAAACACAAAATTAGAACCATAATTTAGCGGGGCACCCAAGGTGCCTTGAGTAACGGTGATTGGACTTATGATAAATTTTGAAACTAATTTATCAGATGTGGTGTAACCAAAAGCTATGTTTGCGATACCAGGTATAGCATTAGGTGAAGAGGGTCTTGCAAAAATAGAACCAGTCAATTCCCAATTTAAGCCATCTCTGGAGGTAATCGCATAATAGTTAGGTTTATTTCCACTAGCATCTGACGGAAGTAAAACAAAGGATCCGGATCCAAAGGCACCAAAGGAACAACGACTAGAAGTAAAATCGGTTGGTAATGAAGCTTTGGACCAAGTATTAGAATATAGATTAGGGTTAGAATAAACGCCACCTTCGGCTAATAAAACAAACCTACCAGCGCCATAAAGAATGTCGTAGCATCGTCCAGCGGAGGCAGGCAAATTAAAAGGTATAAAAGCATTTGGGCCACCATCTGATGTATAGCCCTTGGTCGATATCGGAAGACTACCGCTAAGATCAGGACTAGATGGTAATAAGATAAATAAATTATTAGTATAGGCCAAATTCCAAGCAGCGCCTTCTAACGATAGTCTAAAAGCAGCAGAATCAAATGTAGATCCGTCATTAGAGAAATAAAATCTAGACACGCTAGGCGAAGCGCCAGGAGATGAAGTCGATAATAAAAACTTATCCTTGCCAAATACGATGCTTAAAAGATATTCGTCAGTTGCTTTTCCAATAAATGTATAAGAATTTACTGTAGCACCAAAATCATCGGTATAAATAACCACTTGTTCTGTGAAAGCGCTACCTTTTGTTGCTATTAATACGATCCTTGTATTGCTGGCGGCGATTTTTGAACTAAGATAATAGTTTATATAGTCACCAAAATAAAACCCAGTAATCGCATTATCTGTCCAGTTAACACCATCGACAGAAGTCTGCAAATATGTTGGAACTACTATTGAAGCAGATTCGGTTTGGGTAGCGGTGGTCAGCAGATTTATAAATCGCCCTTGACCATATTTTATTCCGTAAGAACTTCCGCTTGTAACTTTTGACGGCACAGCAGACCAAGTATTCACTCTGCAAGGATATAAAATAGGCGTAGGTGTCGGTGTCGGTGTCGGTGTGGGTGTGGGGTTTCCACCAACACTAGCCGCGGCTAGACCGTACCTCTCAGAGCCGATACCGGCTGTGTCTGTGGCTACAATACCGGTGTTATTGACAAGATTAGATATACTTATACCGGTAGTAGAGGTAGCCCTACCATATCCAAATATAGCTCTATCGCCACCATAACCGGCTGACGCTGATAGCATTCTTGGCGTTCCGATTCCGGTTACATCAGAAGAAACAACGCCGATATTGCTGACAAGATTAGTTAAAGAGACGTATTGGCCGGCGTTAAAACCATAGCCAAAGATAGCTTTATCATTACCATATCCGGCTGCTGCTGCGCCAGTCTTACTACTGCCAACACCGACCGTGTCTGTTGCGACGACACCGATATTGCTAACAAGATTTGTTATCGAATAAAGGTTATTATTGTCTTGTCCAAAGCCAAATATTGCTTTATCACCACCAAAGCCAGCTGCGGCTAAATAGTTTCTAATTTTTCCAATACCGGCGGTGTCAGAAGCAACAACACCAGTATTTTGTACAAGGTTTGTTGTGGCGACATATGCTGTAGAAAAACCATAGCCGAATATAGCTTTATCTAATCCATATCCTGCTGCAGCTAAACCTATCCTCGCTGTTCCTACTCCAGACGTGTCGGACGCCACTATTCCCAAATTACTAACTAGATTAGTAGTGGAGACCTTTACATCTACACTATAAGTAACCCCATATCCGAATATTGCTTTATCGCCGCCATATCCTGCTGCGGCCAAATAAAATCTTGCAGTTCCAACGCCAGTAGTGTCAGTTGCGACTACACCTGTATTAGAAACTAGGTTTGTAACGCTCGATGTAGCCAAGCTGTCACCGAGACCAAATCCAAATATAGCTCGGCCGGTTGTGCTGGGCGTCGGTGTTGGAGTGGGTGTTGGTGTGGGCGTTGGAGTAGGAGTAGGCGTTGGAGTAGGCGTTGGAGTAGGCGTTGGAGTAGGCGTTGGAGTAGGTGAAGCTGTAGGCGTAGCAGTAGGCGTAGCCGGAGAAGGCGTTCCAGTACCACCACCAATATCAGTACAAGCACCCATCTGCACATTAGGACAATAAAAGAAAGGTTCTTGACAACAATTATCGACTTCAGGAGACGCAGGAATTAGAATCTGCCAAGGAAACTGAGCGTTTTTTGGGCCGTCAGCACCATACCACGTTACACCACCAGTCTCGCAAGGTTCCTTGTTAGTTAAAGGTACCCAATCGAACGCATTCTTCTCATAATTATGCTTAGTAACACAATTAGGCAAAGGCTGCCAAACAAAAAAATTAGTCTTAGGCGTTTCAGAGCCGATAATATTGGTTTCATGTACCCTTAGAGACTTATATCTATTGGCAGTAGTTTCGACACTCGCTAAAACGCTTTTAATCGGGCTTTCAAAAGCCAAATTTGTTGATCCTGGCACCAAAGAGATATTATCGACATTAGTTTCTAAACTTATATCGCCAAACGATGATAATAAAGTCGAAGAACTCTTATCATATCTTAAGCCGATGAGAGGTTTTTTTGCTAAAACCGAACCGCCAGCTTCAATAGCGATTTCACTAACACTTAGTTTAGAAGATCCAATATCACCCCTAGCTCCATCTGGGCCGCATTGTCTTGACTTTACAGCATAATTAGTATTCCAAGCACCGACTTTAAGAACAATTTTTCCGTAAGCGATATGATATTCTTTATTATAACCTATGAGGGCGGCAGATGCAGCTTCATCGATCAAAGCAGAAAGTTCGCCAGAAAAACGAACCGGAACTTCGCCGGTCGGATCGATTTTTATTTCTAACACACTCTGAGCATTTATAGAATCTAAGTCAAGATTTTTAATGACATCATTTAAACAGAAGTAAAATTGGTCATTACCAGCAGCGCATTTATTTCTAATATCGGCTTGAAGCCGCATATACTCTTCGTATTCATTATTAATAGTCAAGAAATATATCGGCAATTCGACATAAGATGGAAGAAGAGATGGAGCAAAAGAAGGATCGAGTTCATCTAACCTTACACTAATATCTGGTACATGACCGTTGGGAAGATATATTTTCCCGCCGGCTGCAAGCGGCTGAGGAGTATAGACAGCAAACGACATGGTATTATTGTCAAATGTCGGATTGAATGATAATTCAGCGGGCGCAGCTAAGCCGTCTACCCCAGCAGCACCGATTAATCCGCGCTGGCCGGTAGGGCCTTTACACCTTTCATTATACAACAGACGATAAAGCCGCTGCATATTAATTTCTATGCGCAATTGGCTTTTAGATTCAGCCTTGAATTTTATTAATCGGTTATTAGATCTAAAATAATAATAGTATGCACCTTTACCAGGCAATATCTTTAAAGGCGCTTGATTTAGGGCCTCTTTAAAATTTTTATAATATTGTATTCGTTTATAGATCTCTGGAGAAACAAAGCCATCATTCTTTTCATCGACAATTATAGGCGGCTGAAGATAGCCAATTGAGACCCAAGTATCAGTAGAAGAATAATATCTCCAAACATTTCCATACTTATCTGCGACTTCTTGACCATCTTTAGCGTTTCTAGGGAAACGAGGTGTAAATTTTGCCATTTGTTTTCCTGTCGGTAAACCTTTATCTTTTAATTTTTATTTTAAATGGCGCATCTATTATATACCAAGCTCCTCCCCGCCCGCCCTAAAAGTCTTAAGAAAAAAGACCAAAGGATGGCCGGAGGTGCAAAAGATTACTAATGCCTCGGTTTTATTATTTAACACTATCGGTCCGGCTCACCAAGTCGCTTATGGTTTGCGGGGTTTAGAGCCAGCTGATAGTCAACAATAATAATGGGATCTGCCGCCGTCGGTGAGGTTCAGTCACCCGTACACTCTATCAGGTTTGGTGTCTCAGATCTTTGAGTTAGGAACTATATATGGGGCAACTGATGGCTCGCAGACATGCCGTCCTCTGTTAAGCCACGCCTTCTCTAGTGATATAGTTCATCGCCGGGTTGGGGAGTTACAGGCATTTATTTATACAAACCAGATCATTGGAGATAACTTGCCTGAAAAGACCGAATCTGGTTTCCCAACTGCTTTTAAACTTACGACAAACGTGGTCGCTATGTTGTCAACACTAGACTGTTGACTGTGTGATAATACACTTATTCTATTTCTTGGGATT